CTGTAATGCATAAAGTTGCAATGGAAATGGGAAAATGGGCTATGGAAAAAGCCAAAACACATGGCTTTGATAATCTCAGTGCTCAAGATTGGGACGATTTGAAAGACTGCATGGAAGCAGTAAAATGTGCGATTTGCGCTGATAAAGATTATCGCATTGTGGAAGCTATGGATGAATGCGAACAGGAAGAAAAGTATCTTGGACGCATGGGATATGACCGTTACCGCTATTCAAATGGGCGTTTCGCTCCAAAAGGTAGGGGAACCAGAAAAGGTTATAGACCATATCTGTACATGGAAGACGATGACTGGATGGACGAGTATTTAAACAATCCAGAATTTGAGCACAATATGTACCGCATGGGATATCATCCAGACCGTAGTGATATGGAAATGGGTGACATGAATCGGAAGAAATCCAGATATGGCGAATCCTATGATAGATACGATGAGAATCGTAGACACTATCATGATTCCAAAGACACGGAATCCAAAAGAAAAATGGATGATTCCATGAAGGAGTACACATCTGACATTATCCGTAATCTCACTGAAATGTGGTCAGATGCAGATGCAACGCTCAGACAGTCAATGAAAGCTGACTTGAACCGACTTGTACAGCAAATGAACTAGAGCAATAAATGAATTAAGCCCTTGTCGCAAATTAATGCGACAGGGGCTTTTTTCGTAGAAAGGATGGTGATAAGCCATGCTAAGACAATTTTATATGAACGGGGACTTATGGAGAGTGCAGTTCGTATCTCCGCACGACAGCGTGTTAATTGACCGTACAGGAAGCAGAACACTTGGAGTATCGGATTATTCCACCCATATTATTTCGATTGCGAACAACCTACATGGAGAACTTTTGAACCGTGTATTTATCCATGAGTTAGGACATTGTGTAATGTTCAGCTATGGTTTACTGCCAGAGCTTCACCGCATGATTAAGGAACGATATTGGGTGGATGCAGAGGAATTTGTATGCAATATTCTGGCAGACTATGGACAGTTTGTTATTGGCACAGCCAGAGATGTTTTGGGAAACCAATTTACATACGTTTCGCCTGTTGGAATGGAAAGGATGATTGCATGAGAGTATTAAGATTTATTGTAAATAATCAAAGAATTTATCCAGATCCCAAGTGCGATTTCTCTGGACTGGTAAAGGGCACGACTGGATATCTTAAAGCGTTGTTTATCTTTTCTCCAGAGTGGAACGGATGTAAAATAGCTGCTTCATTTTGGAGAATGGAAAAAGAATACCCAGTAATACTGAAAAACAATCAATGTGAAATTCCGTCGGAAGCCCTTACTTGGGATTATTTCTCTGTATCTGTCACTGGCGTAAAAGATAACGGAAAATACATTATAACTACTGGTAAAACCAAAGTATCACAGAGGGGGTAGAACATGGCAACAGCACTTGATTTACTTATGAGCGAAAAAGAAGATGTTAATTTGCATTCTGAAGAATCCGATATATGCACAATTGATGCTAAGACAAGGGTTATTTTCGTGCCCTCTACAATCGTAGTTGGTGGGGTGCAATCTGACAAGAATGCAGAACGTATAAAATTTTCATGTCCCAAAATTGTAGGAGATAATCTTGATTTATCCAAATTTTCAGTCAGAATTAACTTTGAAAACGTAAGCAGTGTGGATTTTAATGTTTCTATCAAAGACCAATACATTTGTGATGATGTAGCTGTAGATGGCGAAAATGTAACTTTTTCTTGGTTGATTGGAAGAAATGCAGCAAGGTATATGGGAACGGTGCGTTTTATTGTTTGCGCTGTTAAAACGGATTCCGATTCAAATATTAGTGTTGAATGGAATACCGCAATAGCGGAAGTACCAGTGCTAGAGGGTATCGAGATTGATCAACCACAGATAGGACAGGAAGAAAAAGATGTTATAAATCAGCTTTTGGAGCTTACTAAAAACACATCTGCGGAAGCTGTTCAAAATGTAAATTCCACAAAAGAACAAGCTATTAAGGACATCCAGAGTGTATCACAGCCAGACACTACATTGACTATAGAAGGCGGGCTTGCAGAAGCAAAAGCAACGGGAGAAGCTATTGGCTCGCTAAAGGAAGATATAGCTACGTTCACAGGCTTAAAAAATGCAAATGGTGAGGAACTGTGGGAGAGAAAGGGCATTTGGAATGGTGATAAAGGCAATTCATCTCAACGAATTACAACCATAAATTATATAGCAGAAGATGTTGAATGCGTTGTTGCTTTAAATGGCTACGTTTTTAATTTATGGGGGTATGACGAACACAATACGTCTGTAGGGTGCTGGAACGGTAATTCGTTTGTAAATGGAAACCAAAATATTACATCTGCGGATTTGGTTTCAATTAGAAAAATGTACCCATCATACCATTTCTATTTAGTATTATGGATAAATAATGATATAGAAATAACAACAAGTGCTTATGTTAACGCTATTTTTGTAAAGGGCGTTCCAAAATGGGTTCAGTATTTAGATAATTCAGTAGAATTATTTAAAAGTTCAACGGATTTTCTTTTTTCAAGTACCTATAAAACAATTCTAAGTGATGCAAACAACGCTACAAAAGGCTATTACTATTGCTACTTTAATACATCGGAAATCGCAGACGGAAAATGCACTAAAAATTTACCCGTGTATGGTATGACATTAAGTGGATGCTTATTCTCGTTCTTAAATACACAGTTAAAAGGTGGATGCTACCAATTTTTCTTAAATTCTTCGGATAATACTTTATGGTTTAGATATAATAATGGTTCGACATGGTTAGAATGGAAGAGATTGAATAACTGTAAAAATATTGTTGAAGTGTCAATAACAGGCGAAAAAATGTTTTCATCAATAGGTAAAGCGGTTAACTACGCTTCTTCTTTCGCTACTAAATCGAACCCTGTAACCATTAAAATATACCCAGGTGTTTACAACGAAACAGTAAGCATTCAAAATAAAAATATTTCGCTTATTGGCACTAATAAAAAAGATTGCATAATAATGAATGACAAAGGTGGATATGATGATGCACCTATATTTGCAAGTGGCAATTTTTATATTTCAAATTTGACAATTAAAGCGACACATGATGGTACACCTAATTTTGTTGAAAACAGAAGGGATGATTACACCATAGGAGCTTATGGCGTACATGTTGACAACGCTGATTATTCAGACGAAACAGAAAAAAAGGGTATAATTGAAAATTGTATTATATATTCAGCTCAAAACCAAGCTGTAGGAATTGGGATGGCTAAAAATTGTAAATACATTATTAGAAATTGTGAGCTAATAAATGATACGCCCGATAGAATGTATGAACTCTACAGCAGACCGCTGAAAACAGGAGCACTGGGGTGTCACAGAGGATATTTCGATGGTTCTAATTATTACCAAATCTTAGAAGTATCTAACTGTATATTAAAAGTAAATAAGGGCGTATCAATCCAACTTGGCCCTTTTACAAAAGAAGGTACTGGTATGGAGGAACATTTTTACAACAATATGCTTTGGAGTGGGACATTGGGTAAAAGTGATAGTGCAATAGGAACATACCAAGAAAAACCTTACACATCTTATGAACTATCAGAAGATTGCTATGGTAACAACGTATCAGCATTAAATAATTAACTAAATAGGGCTTTAGTTAAGCAACCAAATTTAAGAAAGAGAGGAAATATGAGAGGATTAGTCCGTCAAAAGCAAAAAGTATATTGGTCTCGAATTACTGAAAAAACGCAAGGATTAGACCGTATTAAAGTTTATGAGAAACCAGTTCTATACTCTTTTTCTGTATCATCTACAGCCGGAACACCAGAAGAAATTGCAGCTGGAATAGTGCCAGATTATGACAGATACATTACAAGCTTTAATCGAAATTTCCACCCACAGGAAGCGGACATATTTTGGATAGATAGAATTCCACAAATAAGCGAGGACGGAAGCCTTATTTTGAACAAAGATGAAGAGCCCACAGTATTGCCAGACTACACACTAAAGAAGATTTTAGACACACAAAAAGGCAATATTGCCAGATACGGAATTTCTAAAAGAGGAAACGAAGATGGGTAAGACAATAAAGTGTACCTTATCACAGAAATCAATCCAAAAAGCTATTGATGAAATAAAAAATTATCAAAAATCTTTAAGGAACAAAAATGAAATTTTCATAAAAAGATTATGTGAATTAGGGATTCCAGTTATTGACCAAAATATTTTGGCAGCACAAGGCGATTCTGATAAGAACCACAATACTTACATCAAAATTAACAGTTTTGGGGACTATGCAGAAGCCCATTTAATATGCGAAGGCAAAAGCATTTTATTCATTGAATTCGGCGCTGGTATTTACCACAATGGTGCAGCCGGTTCTAGCCCACATCCAAAAGGAGAAGAATTTGGTTATACAATCGGTTCTTACGGACAAGGAAAAGGAAAAAACGATTCCTGGGTATATATTTCTGATTCCGGCGAATGGGTACGTTCTTACGGTACAGAAGCTACAATGCCAATGTATAAGGCAAGCGTAGAAATCATTCAGAATATCCGTAAAATTGCTAAAGAAGCGTTCTCTTCTTAAAGAAGATACCATAATATACTGAATGATACTAAACAATTATGTTATCATTACAGTGTTAAATTGTAGTATAAAATGCAATGCGTTCACTATAAAGGTGAGTGCATTTTTTTATTGTGAGGTGACAGATATGCCAGACACAATAGAATCTCCTGTATTAGAAGTTTTTTCAAGATGGGGAGCGGCTGTTTCTAAGATTACTGGCGCAGACAATTATTCCATGGATGGCAGTGAAACAAATGCTTCCGGTAAAAAAGCATATGCACAGCTTTATATGCTTGGTAATCCAATTACAAGAGGTGACCTTGAAGGGGATGAATGTGCAACAATGCCATCATTTCAAGTAAATTGCTTCACATCTGGTAGCAAAGCATTAACCAGAGTGTATGAATTGGACAAAATAAGTCACAAAGCTATGGTGAGCATGGGATTCCGTCGTACATATGGACCGGAGCCTATGTTTTTTGGTGACAGTGGAATCAAAAAGCTTGTAAGCCGATACAGCCGAATATATACAGGAACCTTATTAGATTAGGAGCAGAAATGCTTCTATTTTTTTACCCAAAAATATGAAAGGAGAACGCCAAATGAAAGCAGACAAATTACTTTGGCTGAAAGCAGCAGGAATTAGAGCTGTAAAAACAGTCGCACAAACAGCAATAGCAACCATCGGAACCGCAACTGTAATTGGCAGTGTTGACTGGAAAATGGTTTTATCCGCGTCTTTACTTTCCGGCTTTTTATCACTGCTTACATCTGTAGCAGGATTACCAGAACTGAAAACAGACAAAGAAGAGTAGAAAGGCGGTGATCCGCTATCTCCCGGCACAGGGTTACGTGCATAAAGCTTAAATTAAAGAAAGGAGCCTATTAAAATGGCAGATTTAACAACACTTGGCGTAACTTTTCATTACGGTGTTGAAACCGTTAAAGGAACGAAGCCAACTGCATTCACCTGGTTAAAAAGATGTAGTTCTATTGGTGGAATTTCTCTTGATACAGAACAGATTGACGTATCCGCACTCGAAGACTTCATTACACAGTACGCATCTGGTAGACAGGATACTGGTGGTACTTGGGATGTAACCTTCAATCTTAACGCTGATGTTATCACGGCGCTCAAGAAACTTATGTCCGATGCGGCAACAGGAAAGTCAAAAGGATTTAGAGTTTGGTTTGAAGTTGTATTTCCAGACCTCGCTGATGCATTCTTTGTTATCGCAGACCCAGGGAAAAATATTCCATTATCTGATATTGGACAGAATGAAGCAGCAACAATTCCGCTGTCCCTCATTATTCAAGAGTATAAAGGCCTTGATACAAAAGTTGTTTCTGACGAACTTACGCAGGCTTTAGATACCGCAAAAGCAGTAGCAGATTCCACAGGTGCAATGACACTTAACTAATAAAATATATCGGGAGGATTATAAAATGGTAACTTTCAATGTACATGGAAAAGAATATAAGGTTGTATTTGGATACGGACTTCTTACAAAAACAGATGTGCTAGACAAGGTACAGGGGATTACAGATGGAAAAGAGAGAAGTCTTCAGAAGATGATTTCTCTTCTCCCGGAACTGCTTCTTGCCGGACTTCAAAAGAAGCACAAGGAAGAGTTTGGGTATGAAAGTGATTCTGAAAAAGAAGCTGCTCTTGATAAAGTCTGTGACCTTTTGGATGATTACGAAGATGAAGGAACTGAGGAAAATCCAAAAAGCGGATTTGATTTATACCGACTTCTCGACAAAGAATTGGAGAAAAATGGTTTTTTATCCGGTCTGCTGAATGCAGTAGCAGAAGCACAGGCAGTGGAGAAGAATGCAACGAAGCTTCCGCAGGATCACAAAAAGAAAAATTAACTTTTCGAGAAGCTGTTTACCAAGAGATTCTTCCTTTATACCTCTCTATTGGCGTATCTAAAGAAGAATTTATGGATTCTACACCAGCTGAATTAAAACCTTATCTCGAAGCTGAAAAGATACGCCAAAAGAGGAAAGACGCCGAGCTTTGGCAAGCGGGCATTTATGAAACATCAGCCACATTCACAGCTGTTGCAAATGCTTTAATGGGAAAAAAATCCAAGGCAGAGTATTTGAAAAAACCTTTACTAGAATCAGCAGAGGAAGAAAAGCGTAAACAGGAAGGCATACTTTCCGAAGAAGAAAAGAAAAAACAGAGAAATGCACTTTTGGCAAGCTTGCAACTCATGCAGGCGAACTTTGAGCTTAACCATGAAAAGGGCAGGCAGGGTCAACTACCCATCGCCTAAAGGTGATGGGCTTGTAACTGCCCAGTCGTAGTAACGGCTTACGCCTCCGACCTTTTATCCCCAATAGGCATTGCTGCCTAAAGTGGCGTTACATCATAGGGTGGCTGACAGCACCCTTTACAGCAAAGTTTACTCGGCTGCAACTGCATCAGGTACTTGACTATCTTCAAGATAGTTGATTCCCATGCGATACAGATTCATAGCTCCTATGCGGTCATCATTCGATTTATAACCGCAATTTTTACAGCAGAAAAGGTGTATTTTCTTATTGCGGTTAGCCTTTTCAATGTGCCCACAGACAGGACAACATTGGCTTGTGTAAGCTGGATTAACCTTAATTACAGTGGATTGATTTTGCTTTGCCTTGTAAATAAGTTTCTGTTCAAGGTCATAGAATGGCCAAGACACGGATACGTAACGGTCTTTCGTTCTAACACGCTCGGTAGCATTACGAATACCCGACAAATCTTCAAGAACAAACAATGTATGCTTTGGGTTGTTCTTCACGAGTGCCTTTGATACTTGGTGATTTACATCCTGTATCCAACGGTTTTCTCGTGAACCAATAGCTTTCATTCTTCGTCTTGCAGATGGAGTCTGACGCATTTGAAGTTCTTTACGAAGCTTGGAATAATTGGCCCGTTTCTGTTTAATAGCTTTACCACTAACAAATCCGGACTTATGTTTGCTGTCATAAGTTGCAACAACAAAGTTGATACCTCTGTCAATACCTACAACATTACAGATGTCAGAAATATCACTTTCCTTGACGTCATAGGTTACAGGTATATGTAAAAAATACTTGCCATGTTTATTTACAAGCTTGGCAGTACCAAATTTATAAATTGTATGGTCGAAATATTTAGACATACCTTCAGCAAAATATTGCAACTTTACACGACCGTTCAAGGTGTTTACCGAAAAGCGATTCTGTGTTAGGGAGTAATCTCTATTCCAAACAAGGTCGTACTGAGGTTTCTTGAAAGACGGCTTAATCCACTTGGATTCGTTCTCAAGAACAGTTTTGTATTTGGCAATAACAGTCTTAAATACAGACTGAGCCATTTGCGATCTAAGTCCAAATCTTTCACGAAGCGTAAAATATAAAACCTTATTCAGAGAAAATTGTTTTAAGTCATGTGTACGGAATACATAATCTGAAACATAATTGCAAGCATCACAATAAACAGACATTGTTTTATTAAGCAAAACTTTATCTGCATCAGTTGCAACTATCTGAATTTTTGCAGTTATAGTTATCTGTTCCATAAATGTACTCCTTTCATTGATATTTCACTAATAGTAGTATATGACATTTATCAGTGAAAGTCAACATATAGGGGTAATCTATGGATAATAGATAACGATTTACAAGGCTCCTCCCACCGCCTAAAGGCTGTGGGTTTCTGCCTATGGCAAACGAAAGGATTTTAATTATGAAAAAGGCGGACAAGATGAATAAAAAGTCTTGTCCGCCCTTATTTTTTTGATTAAAAGGAGGTGTTTTTATGGCTGACAATACCATTGATACCCTTGATATACAGATTAGCAGTAGTACAGAAAAAGCAGTACGCGCGCTTACTAATCTTTCAAACAAACTCACAGAAGTTAATTCCGCATTAAGCGGAGTTAATACAAATGGGCTACGTAGTTGTGTAAGGGAAGTTGGAAAACTAAAAGAACTTGATATAGGGAAAATGACAAGCATTGCTGATGGAATTGGAAAATTCTCAAATTCCATAAAGACAATGGGTGAAGTAGATTATAAAGGTTCTGGACTGAATGCAGTTATCAACTCAATCAACAGGCTTAGCCAGGTTGATGTTAGTGGATTTGATTCTGGAAAACTTGGAGAAATAATCCATCAATTAAGCAATTTGGCAGAGATTCCAGATGTATCTACCAGTGTTAATCGTTTTGTCAATTCAATGGCTAGATTAGCCAATTCCGGTGAATATATTGCGAATGTATCAGCTGAATTACCTGCATTGGGAAGTAACTTGAAATTTATCACAGAAAGCTTTATTGGTGTTGATGGAATTTCAGATTCCGTAAATAGGTTTGTTCAGTCAATTGCACAATTGGCAAGCGCTGGGAATAAAATCGGGCAAACATCAAGCCAACTTGGAACACTAGCGAATGAAGTATTGTCGTTCTTCAATGTAATGAAAACTGCGCCAAGAATCAGCGAAAATACAATAAGAATGACAGAAGCTTTGGCACAGTTAGCTACTGCAAGTGGAAAAATAAATAAAGCCACAAATTCTCTTTCGAATTCATTTTCGAGATTATCAAATTCCACAAACGGACTTGGAAATGCTGGGAAAAAGTTATCATCCATGATTGGAGCTGCTAGTTCTGCTTTAACTGGATTTGGAAATAATGCAAACGTAACTTCAAAAAAAGTTGGTTCATTAACTTCACAACTTGCCGGATTATATGCGAAATTCTTCACGGTGACAAGAGGAATTAAAGCACTTTGGAATTCTGTAAATTCTGCATCAGATTATGTTGAAACACTTAATTATTTTAATTCTGCGTTCGATCAAGTTACTGATGGATTAGATATCAGCAAATGGCAGAATGCAGGAGTAAAATCCGCAGAGGAATATGTCGGTTCCTTTGAAAAGCGTGCAAAAGAGCTGACAAAAAAAATGACCGGATTTGAAGTATCAGATGCAGGTGATCTGACTAGAACAAAAGGCGTGAGCCTTGGACTTGATCCAAAACAAACGATGAACTATCAAGCTACTTATGCACAGATGGCGTCATCAATGGGGGCAACAGCAGATGCATCAACTAAGGTTTCACAAGCTTTAACAGAAATCGGAGCAGACCTTGCTTCTGTAAAAAATCTTGAATTCAACGATGTTTGGAATGATATGTCTTCTGGCATAACCGGAATGAGCAGGGCACTTGACAAGTACGGCATTAATATCCGTGTGGCAAATTTACAACAGGAACTTTATAATCTTGGAATTGACGCTACTGTATCAAGTCTAAGCCAGTCAGATAAAGCTATATTAAGAACAATTACAATATTGAATAGTTCTAAATATGCATGGGCTGATTTGGCTTCAACAATTAATCAACCAGCCAACCAGGCTCGTATGTTGAAATCTAATTTCGAAGCACTTGGTAGAAGTATCGGAACATTGTTCCTCCCTATTGTTGCAAAAGTACTTCCATATATTAACGGTCTTGTTATGGCATTGGAAAGAGCTTTTTCTTGGCTCGCAAAACTACTTGGCATTAAGCTATCGGATTATGTATCTTCAACTGGAAAAGCTTCAGTCGATATGGGAGATATTGCAGACAGCACAGATAATGCTGCATCCGGGCTCGACAATGCAAACGACAATGCGAAGAAATTACAAAAAACTCTTTCTGTTCTTTCCTTCGATGAATTGAACCAGTTGAATGATAACAAGACATCAAGTTCAAGTGGAAGCTCGGGCAGCGGGGCTCTGGGAAGTGCCCATATACCAGAACTGGACGCTGCTTTCGATAAAGCACTTTCTGATTATCAAAAAGCATGGGATCAAGCATTTGCAAATGTTGAGAATAAAGCGCAAACTGTATCTGATAAGATTATCAAGGCATTTAAACAAATCAGAAAGAATGCAAAGCCAACCACTGCCGCAATAAAGAAGCTTTATAATGAAGGTCTAAGCAGACTAGGAAATTTTTCGATTAATGCTTTGAAAAATTTGTGGAAGAATTACCTCCAGCCAATCGGTAAATGGTCATTATCAAACAACTCAGGACTTCCAAGATTCTTTAACATTACAAATGATTTGCTGACAAAAATCAACTGGTTAAAGCTCCAAACTTCTTTAGAAGGATTGTTTACTATGCTCCAAAAGCCAACACAATTTGTTTGGACGGGACTTATGGATTTTTACGAGCATTTTCTCGTTCCAGTCGGAACTTGGACGATGAACGGCGCAATTCCACAATTAGTTGATGCGTTGACCAGTTTCGGAAACAACATTCATTGGGAAGAACTTAATAAATCACTGAAAAATTTCTGGGATGCATTGGCTCCATTTGCAAAGAATGTAGGACAAGGCATTGTGGATTTTTATAAAGATTTACTTAATGTCGGAGAGAATTTCATCAATTCAACTGTTCCTGGAGGTCTAAATTCTATCGCAGAAGCAATAAAAAATATAAGTCCCGAAACAGCACAAGCTATAGGAAAGAGTCTCGGCCAAATTTCTTTGGCGATTCTAGGATTCAAAGGATTAACCTTTATTGGTGGAATCATTGGAAAAGACAGCCCATTAGGAAAAGGACTTTCTTTACTGGCAAAACATCCTTATGCGTCAATGGCACTTGGCATCGGTGGAATCGTACTTGCACTTGATAATTTCGGAGTTATTGATGTTGACTGGGAGTGGATTTGGAGCAGTATTGACCGTGTAAAAACCTCAATACAGAATTTTATTGATAAGGTTGATTGGAATGCTGTTGGAACTGCTCTTGGAAATTTATGGTCTGCATTCCAACCATTTGCAGAGGGATTTGCAGATGCGTTGATTACCGGGCTTGAAGGAATAATTAATATCGGAGCGGATTTAATTAACGGTATTGCAAATGCAATTAATTGGTTGGCTGAAAAATTAAGTGGAATTGATCCAGAATTTATAAAACAAGTTGGTGCTGCATTTGGAACATTGTTTGCAATCAAAATAGCCAAAGATATTGCCACCAAAATCTTTTCCTTTGCTAGCGGAATCGGTTCATTAGCTTCAAAACTTTTAAATTTCCCACTTGATACCGCATCTTCTCTTCCCACTATCATCGGTGATATTGGTGGAGCAGCGGAAACGGCTGGAAATGGCGGGTTTACTACACTTGCAGAAAAGATAAAAAATCTCGGTGATGTCGCACAAACAGCTGGTGGACAATTCCAAGGATTTTGGGGATACGCAACTAATTTAGGCGCGACTGCATTTGTCGTGGAAGGTCTTGGACAGGTAAAAAAAGCTATGGACTTTAAAGATTCCACAGCTGACGCATTCAACGATTTTGAAGTTGTTAGAAAAGCATTGAAAATCATCGAAGAACAAACTGGAATCTCTGGCGATAAACTTATCGGACTCGGCGGTGATTTAAAAAATGTGAAAGACAATGCATTTGATTTTGATGGACAGCTCCAAACCGTAGAAACATCACTTGAAAATCTTGGAATTTCTTCCGATACATTTAAGCAAGCATTAAAACAGGCAATGGAGGAATCCGATACCGCCACAAATTCTCATGTAAGTAATATTAATGAATATATCGGTACGATGGGGACAGAATTTGATAATGCGAAATCTGCATTAGAAAGACTTTCAAATCAAGCGGTAATCACTCCAACGCAGTTTGATGAATTAAGTACTGTCCTTCAGCAACAAGAATCATCTGGTGCAACAGCTAGAGCTGCATTCCAAGCCTTGATGGATAAAATGGCAGAGATGGGAATTGACACAGGAAAAGTTATTAAAGCTTTTTCAGAAGATGTTCCAAAAGCTTCATCAACAATGAGCAAATCAGTAGAAACAGCTACGAAATCCATTTCTTCAAAATCTAAGACTGGTTTTGGAATAGCCAGTGCAGCTGTAAGCACGGCAATGGCTGGAATGAAAAAAAGCACAGAAAGCACAATGCCTTCCATTTGGTCAAAGATAAAGAACACGAATGATGATGTTGAAACCAACTCCAAAACAAACTGGGGAAATTCTGCAAGTGCTGTATCGACAGCCCTCGGAACCATGGACACTGATACAAGAAATGTAATGGGTAAGGTTATGACAACCATTCAAAGTTATTGGTCTTCCGTTTTGATCAATACAAACCAGATTTGGGAAAAGGCTTCTGGTAAAGTTGATACAGAAACCGAAAACATGAAGACTTATACAGAATCTAACTTATCTGGTATTTCAGATTATATCACCAGTCTGTTCAGAAATGATTTAACATCAATTGGTCGGGAAACTGCACAATCTTTCGCCAATGGTATGAAACAAGTTCATCTACCAACATTAACATATCGAATCTCTGAATGGAGAAAGCATAACCTCGGAAACGGAAAAACCAGTTCTACACCAGTTTACAAGCCTAATTGGTACGCCAAAGGTGGCCTTTTCAATGGCGCACAGGTAATTGGCATTGGTGAAGCTGGTTCTGAAGCCGTCCTTCCTTTGGAAAATCCGCGAACCATGAAGAAGATCGCAGACAGCATTGTTTCCAGCTCAGACGGAAGCATGGGACTTACAAAAGAAGAAATGACAAAAGCAGTAGCCCAGGGAGTTGCAATGGCAATGAGTATGAACAGCGGAAACAAGAATCCGCAGTACATTATGAACAGCATTATCCTGGACGGAAGCGAGATTGCGAAAGCTGTAACAAAAGCCCAGAATGATACGGATAGCCGTTTCAATCCGTCCCCGGCATATTGATTTTTGACTGATTGTGTGGTATAATTTCTTCAATGAAGAAGTACACACGGTCTTGATTTTTGAGCCGCTAAGAAGAAATTAATATTTCTCGATTTTGAGGAATTTTTTGTCTTACTTGGCGGCTCTTTTTTATTTTAACCGTTAATTTTGGTAAAACCAGTGGGCTAGGGTAGCTCCCGAAAAGTGTAAACCGTAATACGCCTGTCCACTGTTTTATAATTACGGATTCTGGCGGTTCATGGTACGCCAACAACCAATACGGAGGTTATCTATATGAACAAAGAATTTATCAAAAATGTAGTCTTTTCTGATATCCGAAAAAATGACAATTTAATAAAACGTGGAGATCTTATCGACTTTGAACTTACGAAAATTCTAATGAATGCAAAAACAACAGAAATCACTAATGCATTTTATAGATATGATAATTTAGATCCTACGGATAAAATTTTATATGAGTATCAAATAAAATGCCCTATTTGTGGGAAAATATATACTCGGATGATTTCTAAAACTAGAATTTTAAATATGATTAAATGTATCAATAATAAAGACACTAATAACGAGTATTTCAGATGCGAAGAATGTGAGACAGAATATCAGAAGCAAATAAAGATCAAACAATCAATATCTCATGAAAAATGGGAAAAAGAAAGAAAAGAGGAACTTGCAAATCTTACTCTCAGATACAAGGAGTATTTAAATCCTAAAGCTTGCTTTAGAGATGGAGTATCTGCAAAAGACAAAATTAACTATATCATGTATCAAAAATATGGAACTAACCCAGATCAAGACGAAATATACAAAGAGATTAACAACATGGATTATAACGATTTTTTACATACACCGTATTGGGATGGAGTTAGAAATTATAAGTTAAAAAGTGCAAATTACTGTTGCCAGCTATGCGGAAAGAGTGGAAAACTTAATGTCCACCATAAAACATATGAAAATCACGGACGAGAACATATGAGATCAGTTGCAGATAACGATCTCATAGTGTTATGCGAAAATTGCCATAGAAAATTTCACGATAAATTAGACAGAGCGGCAGGTGAATAAGATGGAGAAAATTAAAAAAGTAGTTTTGCGTGAAGATTTGCTTGCTATTACAGGTGATTTTCGCAAAGCAATCATATTAAACCAATTTATTTATTGGTCTGAAAGAGTTTCCGATGCAGATAAATTTATTGAAAAAGAAAATGAAATCGCACGAAAAAATGGAGAAGAAGAAAAGGAATTATTTTATGGCTGGATATACAAAACAGCAGAAGAATTATCCAATGAAATCATGCTTGGCTTTTCTGTAAGCCAAGTAAGACGGTATATCAATGAACTGGTTAATATGGGCTTTATTTCAAAAAGAAATAACCCAAAATACAAATGGGACAGAACTTTACAATATCGTGTTAGCCTTATAAATATAGCAAAAGCACTTAAAGAAAAAGGTTATCCTTTAAGCGATTACAAAATTAATTTGCCAGATGATTTTTCCAATGCGCGTGAGTGCGCAATGAATGAAGCGCCCATGAACGATCAATACGATTCAAACCGTCAAACAATACCAGAAACTACAAATAGAGATTATATTTCAGATATTAATGATAAACCAGATACTACATCTCCTACGGAGTTAAAAAAAGAAGAGAAAAATGCATACCACTCTAACGAGTGGTTCAATTCTCAACATATCAAAAATATGTTGACCGAGGAGAACATCCAGTATACTCCAATAGACCGTAAATCTTTTAATTGGTCTGCATTCAAGAACCAGGTTGCAGTGCGTCTTGAAGAATTGGGATATACGACAAGCCCCTATACAACCAACCGCTTCCTGGTAGTATCGAAGTATTTCTTCAAGAGGTATGAAGAACGAACCAGAAAACCGCACATAAAAATCAATCAAGACGCTTTGGATAATATCCTGGACAAGTTTGGATTCGGGCCAAATCCAGATTATTTCCAGAATGTTGAGATTGAAACATACATGAAAGTGATTGATGAATATTTCGGCACTTCATTCAGTGAGTACACGGATCATCATTATTCGCATTTCATGTCTGGTTATGTGCGGAAAATATTGTTGATGAAAATTGAGAACAGGGAGGACACATTATGAAAAGAATCAAAGCACTATTGGCAACCATTATCTGTATTTGCATTATCACAGGTCTAACAAGCTGTGCAGCCAATGACGATTACTTGAATGACGTGAAAGGAAATCTTTCTGGTAACAGCTACACAATCTATACCTACGACAACTACGGTCAAAAGGTTATGACCACCACTGGGGACAAGATCAACATTGCCGGGAATAAAACCAAATCCAAGGGCTACGATAGTGAGGGTAACGAAACAACCAGCTATGACGTATCTTCCGTTATTACAATTCTGATTGACGGTAAAGAAATTGAAAGCTGTGGTGATACTTGTATTTTTGAGCAAAAAGGATTGAAGCCAGAGGTTGATTTTACCCAGGAGAATATCACCAGTCATTCAACCGGGAAGATTTCAGAGAACGCATACATAGCCGGGATTGTGAATTATTATAAAAATTATTTCGGGAAATCCAGGGTTGTAGTAATCAAATCTCAACTTGGACAGCCAATAGCTGCATATTCTGGTGACGAGGTGTTCTGGAAAATCCCGGATGATCTACCTAAAATGACAAAGTTAATGATTGACGGAAAAGCTCTTTATATCCACAGGGCGAACTTCCAGATTATTGACAAAGAATTACTGCGATAAAATAATCAAATTCGTTTCAAAACCTATCACCCGATAAAACATAGGAACAAGCCAAGAAAATTGAAATTCGAGCAAAGAAATTAATTAATTGTGGAGAAAGGTAACAATGAAAATGAACAGACCATTATTTGAACCAGGAGATATTGTGCAGCACTTCAAACGAGAAACCATCAAGGAGCCGCACAACAACGAGTATTTGTATAAGATTGTTGGATTCGCTCAACATACGGAAACAGGAGAAGATCTGGTGATATATAGAGCCTTGTATGGTGACAAGCAATTATTTGCCAGACCAAAAAATATGTTTTACAGTGAGGTAGATCGTGAAAAATATCCAAATGTGAAACAGAAATATAGGCTCGAGAAATATCATGGAGTGTTGTACGTGTAATGGACTTTAAACAGACTTATTTCTCCATCTGGCAAGAAATATGGAACCTCCACAAGAAGTACGCCTTTATCTCAAAGGATGATATTCCGCAGTGGGAAAATCTCACCATGGAAGCAAGCCGGATTCACGATAAATACGCTGATTCAGTCGGTGCGAAATTTGCCGAAGCTCTTTTGATTGCCGTAACTGCGGAAATTGATAGAAAAGCGAAATAGTGCTTCCAGAATACGTTCCAAGGTGGTACAATATGGGTATCATACTAAGGAGGGGGATATTTATGGCACTGATTAAATGTCCAGAATGCGGCAAGGAAATAAGTGATAAAGCGGCAAGTTGCCCGAACTGTGGATTCCCGATAACACAGGGAAATGTAACACAGGAACCGCCACAGAAGCAAAAGGAATACGACATTGAGATGTTAGATTCCATGAGAATCAAGGCTTCAAAAGCAAATATTGAGGTTTACTACAAAGGAAATTTGTTACTTGAAGCAAATCCTATGGATTTTGTATTGAATTATGATAAAGAAGAACCAGACGATTTAGGGAGAGTACAGTTGAAAGTTGCTTTTTCAATTCCGAAATACGCAAAGCCTTTCAAAATTTGCTTATCAACAGGCTCTTCCGCATATGAACAGGCAAAGGAATTTACAACAGAGATTGCGGAGCGGTACTTCAAGAAACAATATGTTGTTGAATGGTATATGCTAGATAAGAGTGTAATGGATAATTGCGACAGGTGCGAAGCAAACAAGACCAGAACAACTGTTGAGAATATCGAAAAACCTAAAACATATTCTGCGCCAGAACCACAGTACACACCACAGCCAACAGCTACCAAGAAAAAGAAAAAAGGGGGATGTGCAAACTATTTTGGTTTTATCTGCCTTGTATTTATTCTAATTGGCTGGTATTCATCTAAAACAGAGAAAAAAGAAGATACTACTAAAACGCAGACAGAAAAATCCAGTAGTTACGAAAGAAAAGCAACTCCTACAGTAGAAGAGAAAAAACAGAATGTGGCTCCAATTACTTTTGATGATGAATTGGAAACATTTAATTCCGGTGAATATGCTTATATCACTGACAGCGATTTATATAAATATGCAGTCAATATGAGCGGAGCTAAAATTTATACTGTAGCAACAATAAGTGAGATTAAAGACAATAAGGTACAAGTTACTATTGGTGATAAATACATGATGAGTAATTTTAATGTATCGGATAGTAAATTGTATACAAAATATGAAAGTGGTCTTCAAGATGATGATGTGGTTGCTATTCTCGGAACGGTATCAAGTGTAGATTCTTGGGGATTTATGGGAGATTCCATAAATTTAGAGAATTGTATGGTATTTGCCAAAGGGGATGAAGCTAAAAGCTATAAAAAGAATGCTTCAGATGATAGTTTATCACAGTATTTTGTAGTGACAGAAGAAGTTGCTAATTCAAAAGAAGTTTCAGAGGACGAATACAAGGAGCTTTGCCAGACGTTAGATTATAATGATATATTGAGAAATCCAGACAGTTACGACAAAAAACATTGTGTTGTCTCTGGAACAATAGATCAGTCATTAGAAGGAATGTTTGGTGGATATACGTTATATATCGTTGATGGAAACGGTAATAAATGGGATTGTTCATACAGATATGAGGATGGCGAAACACATTACCTGGAAGGAGATTGGATAACCGTATACGGAACTTGTAGCGGAACATCAAATTCTACAACACTTCTTGGGAAACAAGTAACATTGCCAAGTATAGATGTTGAATACATTAACTGATAAACTTAGGCTAGGGATTTCTCCCTAGCCTTTATTTTAGTTCATCCAATTATATGTGTAAGAATCATTAACATATACTTCAAATTTATCTGGCGTTATTGTATCGTAATTCCTATCGTGAGGGAATCTAAATTCAAGATAAGCAGTTGAACCAGGATTTTCAACGTGAGCAAATTGATAATCATATCCAACTATTCTTCCATCTTTGTAAAATACGACTGCAATAGTTGTGTAAGAGTTTCTTTTTCCATTATTAGTTACTTTTACCATAACATTTCCAGCTCCAAAATTAGCTGAATAGTGTATTCCGGAATTGTTCAAAATAAGGCTTGAAGAAGCCTTTTCAATTTTTAAATTAACTTTGAAAGAATCCCAGGTCTTGTCAGCGTTCCAACCTTGAAGCGCACATTTTGAATGTGGAGCAAAAGCGTATATACTATCAGAATCTGTTCCAATCATAGAACCATTCAAAAAATAAACAAACTCAACTCTAACACGTACTGCATAATCATAATGATTTTCAAGAATTGCCACAGCTCCATACGGTGTAGATTCTGCATGATATGTGACAATATTCTTCTTACCGCTACTGTTAGTGCTAGGATTTCCTCCAAAACCACCATTGCCGTTAGAAGCCTTTTTCACAGTAACTTTACAGGTATATTTCTTTTTGCCGATCTTTGCAGTAATCGTTGCGGATCCTTTTTTCTTAGCTTTTACTCGTCCTTTAGAAGATACCGTTGCAACAGACTTCTTGCTACTTGTCCATTTTACTTTTCTTTTTGTTCCAGTTACTTTTAATTGTAATGTCTGACCGACTTTCAAAGTGGCTTTTTTCTTGTTGATTTTGCCAGCCGCCGATACTGGAACTGCCATACAGACAATCAGTAACATTATGGTCAAAACTGCCAGTAACTTTTTGGATTTTTTCATATGCGTTTTCCTCCCTAAATCAGTATGATATACATATTTTACCACTCCAAAATGAATAGTGGAATAGGAAATTTGAAAAAAATAACGATTCATCAAAATGACGAATCGTCAGTAAAAAAAACTGTCGTGAATTTCAAGACGGTTAATAGCTGTTCCACAAATTTATGGAGCTGTTTTTTCACAAAAAAATGAAAAATACTCTTGACATTGTACGTACAAACTGATATATTAAAGATGTACAAAATGTACACACAATCTGAAAGGAGTGATAAAATGTCTCCCAAAATGGGGCAAAAGTTGAAGGACAATCCTAGAAACGTAAGATTGGAAGTCAGACTTACACAGGAAGAAAATGCACTATTGGAAGAATGTGCAAAAAGACTTCAAGTCACAAAGACAAAAGTTATCACAAAGGGAATCGAATTAGTAGATAAAGATTCTCGCAACTGAAAAACAGCCGTAGCACCGACCAAAGCACAAACGACTGTTTAAGCAACCAGAAGTCTCACATCTGGTAATCAATATCTTATCATTTGTGAGACTTCTTTTCAAGAGAAAAGGAGTATTTTTTTATATGAACGAAATCACAATTAACACAGCAAACCGGACACCTATCGAAATCGCACTTGGAATTGATGAAGAGGGCATGACTACTGCCAGAAAGTTATATGCCTTTTTAGAATTGGATTCTAGCAATTATTCAAGATGGTGCAAGAGCAACATTACAGGAAATGAATTTGCAGAGGAAAACGTTGATTATTGGGCATTCGTCATTAATGACGAGACGCCGACAGGTGGTGTTATTCAGAGAGAAGATTACAAGCTTTCTGCCAGCTTTGCAAAGAAACTTTCTATGCAGTCAAAGAGTGCCAAAGGTGAACAAGCCAGACAATATTTTCTCAAAGTAGAGGACAAATTAAAAGAAACAGTTCGCCACCCAGTACCAATGACCATCCCCGAACAGATTCAGCTTCTAGCACAGGGAAACGTAGAACTGAATAAGCGAATTGACGATATTCAGATAGAGTTTGAGACTTTGAAAATGGATTTGCCGATTCTCCCGATTGAAGCGGAGAAAATCACGGAAGCCGTAAAGAGAAAAGGAACGCTGGTACTTGGTGGCAAGGAATCCAATGCTTACAATAGCCGTTCCATTCGCCAGAAGGTTTACAGTAACATTCATTCCAATCTGCGCTACCAGTTCCAGGTCAAAAGCTACAAGGCAATTAAGAGAAGCCAGGTAGAACAGGCAGTCAAGATTATTGGAGAATACAAACCGCCAGTTTTCTTGAAGAATGAGATTGATACAGAAAATGCACAGCAGAGATTCTTTTAATTAGATTTTACAGGGATACACAGGAGGAAAATAAAATGACAAAGGCTGAATTACAGAAAACAATCGACGAACTGAACGCAGATAACAACGAGTGCTTAGTGCTTCTGGACGAGTATATGTACAGACAGAGAATCATTGAAAATCTTATCAATTTGAAAGACCTGTCAAAATTAAAGGGAATGTATCTCTTTACCAAACAGTTAATCGGGAAAGCGTGATCGTATGGCAAACAGAATCCAGTTCAATGACTTTCAGAAAAAGAGCGTGTACGCCAAGTGCAACGGAAAATGTGCGATATGCGGTAAGCCTGTTAAATTCAAGAAAATGACAATCGACCACATTACACCGCTGTCCCGGGGCGGCACCAATGATATTAAGAATCTGCAACTTGCGTGTAAGCGCTGCAACAGCATGAAGAGCAACATGACAATGGATGATATGATGGGGCAGATTTCCGAGATTTTGAAGTATAACCGCAAACAGAAGTTGATTAGAGTGTTGGGAGGAATTGTGGAATGATTGACTATAAAGAAGAAATCAAGAAACTTTTGGAGAAAGTAGATGATTATTATGATCTCAAAAGAACATATAAGTTGCTCGAATATCTGTACTTAGAGGAAGTTTTAAAAACAGTGAAATGATACTAAAGTATACTGAATGATACCGTCAATATGTGTAAAATATAAAGTAGAGTATTGGATTAAAATATCCAGTGCTTTTTATCCAGTGTGTCGTAAAACCCCCATGCTTTAGCTATGGGGAGTGTCAAAATATAAAATCATAATAAGCAATTTTTAAAGCGTTTACCTTTCGGGGTAGGCGCTTTTTTGTTGCGTGTGTCCAGCAAAGCTGGACTACACTTGCCGGTGTAAGTCCGGTCACGGTAATCGCCAGTGAGCCGCGTAGTTAAACTCGGTGCGTTGTAGTAATACAGGGTGCTAAGCGAGTGGATAAAGTAACCTTGAAAAAGGTGCGAGCAATCATGCAGACCGTAACATAAAGTGAATTCTGCCGTATCGTTAAAAAGGTCTCGAAAGAGAGAAAAGGGAAGTTGAGCCTTGGCAAAATAGGCGAAAACCATGGAACGTGTGGAGAAACTGGAAAACAGCACGGAAGAATCCCTCGGTATAGAGGAAACGGTATGTATGAAAAGTGTAGTTCGGAACTGGAGAGACCCTACCCATCACCAAATGGTAAAGAGAAAGCGTATAAGCTTGGCGAAATCGTATTTCTGATGGAAGGGAGTCGGAGGGGAACATAGTACCGATAATGACTGTGCAAGAAAACGCAGTTTATGGGAAGGTTCCCTACTTCATTCATGTTTGTAGAGAGGGTAAGAGTGAGAGAATGTCATGCAGACTAATAACTCCAAAGAAAAAGTTCGACAACTTCAAAACAAACTATATCTGACAGCCAAGAAGTGTGACAGCCGAAGATTTCATGCACTTTACGATAAGGTATATCGAGATGATGTACTCTTTGAGGCATGGAAACGGGTAAAAGCTAACAAAGGTTCCAGTGGTGTGGATGGTGTCAAAATCGAGGATGTTGAAGCGATGGGAATTGAAAAATACCTATCAGAAATCAAATCAGAACTGATGAATGGAAAGTATAAACCATCTCCGGTAAAGCGAGTTATGATACCAAAACCAGACGGAAGTGAAAGACCTCTTGGAATACCAACGGTCAAGGACAGAATTGTGCAAATGGCTACAAAGATAGCAATAGAGCCAGTATTCGAAGCTGACTTTAGAGAATGTTCCTATGGATTCCGACCGAAAAGAAGTGCGAAACAAGCACTGGAAGTAGTAAGGAAAGCGTGTAACAACAAGGGCTATTATGTAGTAGACGCAGACATTGAAAAGTTTTTTGACAATGTAAACCAAGGAAAGTTGATGAAGCTGGTAGAGCAGAGAATATCAGACCGTAGGATATTGAAGCTGATAAAACAATGGTTAGTATCAGGAGTATTATATGGAAATGTACTGACAATCTCTGAACTGGGAACCAGCCAAGGTTCAGTCATATCTCCGTTACTGGCAAACATTTACCTAAACACACTGGACAGACTGTGGGAAAAGTATGGACATACTCACGGTATTCTTGTAAGGTACGCAGATGATACGGTAATCATTTGCAAGAATAAGAAAAGTGCAAATCACGCACTGAATTTATTGCAGTATATCATGGTAAAACTGGATTTAAAGCTACATCCAGTGAAAACAAAGATAGTCAGCATGTGGGACGGAAAAGAGGGATTTGACTTTCTCGGAATGCACCACAGAAGAATGACAACGGAAACACGCAAAGGACAACTGTACAAGGAAACGTATCAGTACCCAAGCAGAAAAGCCATGAAGAAAATGAAAGCCGAAGTCAAGAGGAATGTAAACAGACGAAGTCTGCTAGTTGCAAAGGAAGAGGATTTAATAAAGAATCTGAATCCGAAAATCACAGGATGGAAGAATTATTATTCCACCAAGAGAAACGAAAAGTGGATGCAGGCTCTAGACTGGTACATTATTTGCACTTTTACAAGATGGTATAACAAGAAACACCAGAGACGTAATCGTATGTCAAAGGTGGGATTTGTAAGAAATAGCATTTACGAAAAAGGATTAAAGAAAATGGCTAGAGCATGACGTAATGCTGTAGAAAGAAGAATGTCGGAAAGCCGTGTGAGGGAGAACCTCATGCACGGTTTGATGAGGGGCGGATGAAAATTTCATCCGCCTACTCTACCAAAAAATAAATCATAAAGGAGATATGAATTTATGCTGGTAGAAATCGTTGGAAAAAGATACGAAGAGAAACTTATTACAACAAGTCTGAAAGTTGCAGAGGTTTTTGAGAAAGAACATAAGAATGTTCTACAATCAATTGAAAATCTCGTGGCTGATAATTCAGCTGCCAAATTTTTTCGACTTACAACATATAAGAACCGTGGAAAAGAATATCCAATGTACGAAATGGATAGAGATGGTTTTTCCTTGCTCGTAATGGGCTTTACTGGTGAAAAAGCCTTACAATGGAAAATTAAGTATATTGAAGCCTTCAACAAGATGGAAAGCGAGTTAAAACGCTTATATACAGAACGTCAGCAATGGCAAATTGAACGTGACAAGGGTGTTGTTATTCGACATATCCTCACAGATACAATTAAGATGAAAATAACAGAAAGTCCAAATAAGAGATTTGCTTATCCGAATTATACAAATCTGATTTATCGTAATTTATTCGGAAAGACAGCAAAAGAGCTTGAAAGTGATTATGGCGTAAAAGCAAAAGAGAATCTTAGAGATTTCTTCACAGGTGATGACTTGGCGAAAGTTCAGAGTATGGAAATGCTTGTAAGTAGCCTTATTAATTGCGGATGGGGATATCAGCAAATCAAAGAATTTGTTCAAAGAGAAGCAACAAAAATGATTGCTTGAGGGTTTACATATGGCAGAAGTATTTTTAAAAGTGGATGGGGTAGCATTGCCCTGTCCTTCTTCTTTTACATGGGGATTACAGGATATATCGGCATCAGAATCCGGCAGAACAGACGATACGACCATGCACAAAAACAGAGTTGGACAGAAACGAAAGCTGTCTGTAGGTTGGAATGGCCCAGATTGGGACACTGCTTGCAAAATTATACAGGCAGTAAATCCAGAGTACATACAGGTCACATATCCAGACTTGCTGTCTGCGAATAAGCACGAAACCAGAACATTCTATGTTGGTGACAGGGAATCCCCTTTTAAGTGCTGGTGGATAGGAAATGAGCGCATGGAAGGACTTAGTTTTGATTTTATCGAGAGGTAAGATATGCGAAATTTATCAACGGAATTTAAAGAACAACAGAATAGTGGGAACCGTAACTATCTGAAATATGCAGATTTTACCTTTACGGACGGAAGCACATTATCCATTACCGACAAAGATTTATGGTCTAATGGCTTCAAATTTGAGGATGCAGTATCGCAAAGTGGTTCTTTTGATATCGGCGCAGCTATCGTAAATAAGCTGACATTGCAGATCAACAACTTTTCTGGCAAATACACAGACTACATCTGGGACGGAGCGAGAGTTGTTTGCTATATTGGGCTTGAATTATCTACTGGCATTGAAAAAATCCGTATCTGTACCATGACAGTAACAGATGCGCCATATCAAAACACAGCGATAATCAGTTTGGCTTGCGAAGATTCCATGCGATTATTTGATCGTGATTATTCAGATAGTAAGTTGTCTTATCCGGCAACTAGATTACAGATCATACAGGATGCTTGCGAGGTCTGCGGCGTTACATTACAATCTACAAGGTTTGATAATGATGATTTCGTAATTCAGAATCGACCAGATGATAGCAGTATTACCTTCAGACAGGTAATTGCATGGATAGCACAGATGGGCTGTCAGTGGGCGAAAAGTGACGAATACGGAAGGCTTTGCCTTGGATGGTATGAGCGTGAAGTACCGGATAAATTTTACAATTTGGTTGAAACGCCATGGAAAGATACTGATGGGAACGACATTCTTGACACAAAAGGCGCACAGATTATCACTATTATGCAAAAGGGCATTACAGCTATAGATACGAATGAATTCACACCATGGCTGTACGATATCGAAATAACAGGCATAAAAGTTACAGAATACGTTGAAAATTCTTCTCAAAATGAAGCGAAAACATATCAGTCGGGGAAATCTGGATACGTTATCGAAATTAGTGATAATAAGCTAATTCAAGAAGGCTCTGGCGAGAAAATCTGTCAAATTATCGCAGACAGGTGCGTGGGGCTGAAATTCAGACCGTTTACCACAGGCGCATTGACCAATATTGCATGGGAAGCTGGTGACACCATTGAGATTTCCGACAGAAATGGGAAACAGTACAAGAGCTTCCTAACTTCTGTTGCTTTGAATCCAGGCACATTTGAGCAACTTGAATGCAGTGCTAAGAGTGTATCTAGGAATAAGCAGAAACAATACAGCCTTAATCAACAAGTACAGGCAGAAAACAAAAAGAATTTAAGAGATGAACGTACCGCCAGAGAAAAAGCTATAGAGGAGTTGTCTAATCGTTTAGCGGAATCCTCTGGCGTATATACTACCGTAGAGCAACAGCCGGACGGAAGCAATATTTATTATCTTCACAACAAGCCACAGTTATCCGATTCTGATATTGTTTGGAAAATGACCGCAGAAGCATGGGCAGTATCTACAGATGGTGGACAACATTGGAATGGCGGTATGACTGTCGATGGTGATGTGATTGCCAGAATCCTTACGGCTACAGGTGTTAATGCTGACTGGATTAATACGGGAACCATTAAGGCTATTGATAAAGATGGAAACACAACTTTCTTGGTTGATGTAACAACAGGAAGAGTTGTTATTAATGCGGATTCCGTCCAAGTCAAGGGAAAAGATGTTAATGCAATTGCAAAGGAAAAAGCAGAAACAGAAGTAAATAATTTTATAAGCAATACATACACAACTGATATCAATAATTTGCAGTCTCAAATCGACGGACAGATTGAGACTTTTTTTTATGACTACGAACCAACATTACAGAATATTCCAGCTTCCGAGTGGACTACCAACGAAGAACGAAAGAAACATGAGGGTGACTTGTTTTACTGGAAATCCAAGGGATATGCATACCGTTTTATGCAAGACGGGGCAACTTGGAAATGGCAACTGGTACAAGATACTGATATCACGTTAGCACTTGCCGCCGCAGAAAAAGCACAAGACACAGCAGACCATAAGCGGCGTGTATTCGTTGTTCAGCCAGAGCCGCCTTATGACATTGGAGACTTATGGACACAAGGCTCTAATGGTGATTTGATGCGATGTAAAGTTGCCAGAGCAAGCGGTTCTTATGATTCTTCCGATTGGGAAAAAGCTTCAAAATATACAGATGATAGTTCTTTAGATTTATTTATCAATGGTGTTTTTAAAGATTCACTTAATTCTTTAAAGACGCAGATAGACGGGAAAATTGAGACTTGGTATCAGCCAAACGATCCATCTGTAAAATGGACAAAAACAGAGGAATATCCATGGTGTGATATTGACGGAAACAAGATTCTGGATGAATCCGGGAATGAAATTGTTTTGGTATGGGAATCTGAGAAGGTAGAGCATGAAGGCGATCTTTGGCATAATACCACGGATAACACCCAGTGGATATACAAATCTGGCATCTGGCAACCACAATCAATTCCAGATGAATTATTGGACAAGATAGATGGGAAGTCATCTGTTTACATGGTTCAACCAACTCCACCATATTACAAAGGTGACATGTGGGTAACCACGAACAATGAAGGGAAGGCTTCTCTCAAAACATCAACAGTAAATCGGGTTAGTGGAGCATTTGATGCTTCTGATTGGATAGATTTCAAGTATGCAGACAAAGACGATATCAAAAATGCAATTGATAATTATGATACAAGTCTTGGACAGGATGAAGTGTTCAATAAACTCACAAAAGGTGGAGTGGAACAGGGAATCTATATCGAAGATGGAAAAGTATACATCAATGCAAAATACATTCTAGCTGGATTACTTGCCGGTGAGAGAATTAACGGTAGAGGGCTAAAAGTCATTGATGATAACAAAAATGTGACTTTAGAAATCGACAGCAAAGGAAATGTTATTCTAGCTCCAAAGACTTTTTCGCTACAAGGAAAAACAGTCAATGAGATTGCTAATAGCTCAGCAAAATCAGCTGTTGATGGACAGACACAAGCTGATATTTTTAACAAACTTACCAATGGTGGCAAGGCACAGGGGATTTACTTAGATGAAAACGGAAATGTCTATGTAAATGGAGAATACGTGCAAGCCAAAGGAATTAGGGTTATTGATAGCAATGGAAAAACCACTTTTGCCATTGACAAAACTACTGGTGCAGTAACAATAGCAGCTTCACAGTTTACATTAGGAGATAAAAGCGTTACTGATATAGCACAGGAAGAAGTCGTAAAACAAGTCCAAGATATTACATCGGACAATATTATTAAAGGCTATTATCTAACAGAACAAAATGTTAAAGATTATTGGTCTACACAGAGTGCATATACATATGAGTATGGAGTTCAGGATGTAGATGGCGGTAAAAATGCAATCAAAATAAACGGAACTGGAGCACAATTTGGAACGAAAAATTATAAGCCAATAAAAGTTACTGGAAATTATACTTTTTCGTTTTGGATAAAAACTAGTGTTGCAACACAAGTATATGCGTATCTTGGAAGTAAAACAATATTAAATGCTAAAACTACAACTGAATGGCAAAGACTGCAAGTAACAACAACTTTATCTAGCTTACCAAATGATAGTTTAAACAGTTTGAGAATCTTGACATCATCAGTTGGGTCTAGCGTAAAATTTGATACCTATATTTACATGCCAAAGCTTGAATATGCTTACACAAATGAACAAGTGTTCAATATGCTTACAAACAACGGTGCAATAAAGGGAATATACATGGAAAATGGAGAATTGTATTTTTCATTCACCTATGCACATGGAGGCACATTGAAACTTGGCGGTTCAAATAATGGGAACGGATTGCTTTCCATTCTGGATGCAAGTGGCACACAGGTTGGATATATTGATAATACAGGTGTTCATTTTAACCAAGGTGAATTTTCTGGAAGTGTAAAGTCACTAACTGGGGAAATTGGAAACTGGCAGATTGATAAAACAAATGGAAAATTAACCTCTGCAAACGGTGCCATTGTACTTGATGCGAAAAACAACATGGTAACCATAAATGGCGTTGATCTAAAAGCAAATGGAAATGGATTTGTTATTGATGGCGGTGTAAAAATTAAAAACAGTCCTAAATCTAGTGAGTTTGGAGATGAAAGTAATTTCTTTTGTATTGAAAACCTTGGATCAATTACAGATGGAACACACTTAGGAGTTAACAGTCAAGGCATGGTTATTAAGGTTCCATCATCTTCCTGGCGGTATAAGTCAATTCGAACAACTGTCAAGGAAGAAGAACTGGAAGAACTCTATAGGACAAAGGTCGTTTGGGCGAAGTATAAAGAAGGATATCTCGATAAAAACGATAGCCGATATGATAAATTAATGCCAATGTTTCTTGCAGAGGACATGGAAAGGCGTTTTCCAATTGCAGTAAACCATTTACCAGATGGAAAGCCCGAGGATTGGAATTACAGAATTATGATTCCATCCATGTTCGCTATGATAAAATTCAATCATGAGAAGATAAAGGAGCTTAAATCTGAAAATGAAGAATTGAAATCTGAATTAAAAAGCATTAAAGAAGAGATTGAGGAAATCAAAAAAATGTTAAACAAATCAATATAAAGAGGGTGAGAAATCATCCTCTTTTTTATGAATCAAATATTAAAACAAACCTATAATTAAAGGAGGGCAACCACATGCCAAAATGGACTGAATACACATCAAAAGATACGTTAGCGGATAATGACGAAGTAATGTTGTATGATGCAACAGGGAAAGCGAATAAACGTGGACTGATGAGCAAGTTTTGGAATTATGTAGTGGATAAAATGTCAACGGCTGTTATCTCGAAATTGGAGACAAATAATAAGACAATCATCGGGGCGATAAATGCACTCTATAGTGACTCATTATCACGAAAGACAGAAAACATTACACAATTACCGGATGGAAATAAAGCTAAATTAATATCAATAGGTAGCACTGGTATTGATGTGGGTAGTACAGGTGAAAAAATTCCATCATGGTCTTTTGGAATATTTTTACCAAGCAGCGGAGGTTCTGACGCCTGTTTACTTTGTGCCAATTCTACACAGATTACCATAGCATATAAATCAAGTGGTGTTTGGGTCTCTTGTAAAAGAATCGGATAAATAATTATTTTTCTTTCCACTCATTCCAAATATTTTCGAATTTATTTCTGACATATAGTTTTGTGGTAAGAAGCGATAAAAATTCTTGATTTCGTGAAAATATGTTGTTTGCTTTTTCACTTTATTCTGCAACGATTGATTTTATAAGTAATGAATTTGTAGCTCCGTCAACAATAGTAATACCGTTGTACCTAAATACAATCATCTTTGCCGAATCATCGGAACGTTTGTAGAATTTTACGATACAATAACTTTCAAGTGATTTTATATTTGCACAGAAAACTTTTTCTACTCCGATGATTGAGAGTTCCAAACATTTATTAAATACCGCTTCAAAATTGTCATATGTGTTGCTTTGTGAATTTATAAAAAAATTTCTGTCACTATAGAGTTTATTGGAGAAACAAGAAAAAAATAACAAAACACTACCAAACATAAAATGAATATGCTATAATCAGCGTATCAAAATCGGAACAACAAAAAGGGAGCTGAGTTCCCGACTACCAATCAAAAAACTCAGCTCCAAGCACCACAAAGGGTACAGTATTATTATAGCACAGTACTCTCCCTTTGTGAACCCAAAAGGAGGGTATTTTTTATGGAAAATAATAGGGAAAATAAAATGGAACAAAGAATTTTAAAGAAGAATAATTATAAAGTGTATGTTTATACCAATAAAATAAACGGGAAAAAGTATGTTGGTCAGACTTGCAGAACATTAAAAATTAGAGCTGGGAGTAAAAAGGGGCAAGGATATAAACATTGCATACGTTTTTATAATGCTATTCAAAAATATGGAATTGAAAATTTCGAAGCAAAAATATTGTATGATAATTTAAGCCTAGAAGAAGCAAATAAATTTGAAATTAAAACAATTTCAGAATTAAAGACAACTGATTCTAAATACGGTTATAATATTTGCACTGGCGGTGAAGGCGCTAAAAATTTATCTCTTATGGTTCCGGTTGTTCAGTTTGACAAAAGTTTTAATTACTTAAACCGCTATGACTCTATAAAAGAAGCAAGTGAAGCAAACGATATAGATTTAAGTAAAATTTCACTTGTGTGTAAGCATAGAGAAGGATACTATACTGCCGGAGGATATATTTGGCTACACGAAAACGAATACTTGAGTAACCGCTATAATAAAGAGAAAATATTAAGTTTGGTTAATAAGGAATTTGAACATCCAAATGCAAGACCTGTAGTCCAACTTGATCTTCAAATGAATTTTATTGCTAGATTCGATAATATTTGTAAAGCATCAAAAACAACAGGTGTAAGAAGAAATGGAATTAATTATAACTGTATTCATAAATTAAAAACTTCTGGTGGATACATTTGGATATATGAAGAAGAGTATGAAGAAATAAGAGGTAATAATAGTGTAATAAATAATATTGTTAAAGAAGCACACACAATACACCATCAGAGAAAAGCAGTTATTCAATTTGATGAAGATATGAATTATATAGCTGAATTTGAATCAGTGTTAGAAGCATCCAAGAAAGCAAAAGTAGATAGAAAAGAAATTAATAATGTATGCAAAGGAATACGTAAAACTGCAAACGGCTATATTTGGAGATATAAAGAATTGATACCACAATGATTTACGCCAAAATCAGCCACGATTCTGTGAAATTTAATCATAAGAGATATATTGTATAAAGAGTTTATGCTAAAGAGCACTCCAAATGGGGTGCTTTTTATTATGCACTTTTTAACCTTAATAATGAAAGGAGAACATACATGAATATCAATACCTCATTAATCAGCAACAATAACAGCTACGCAGGACAAACACCTCTGTATATTGTCATTCACAATACGGATAATACAGCCAAGACAGCAGATGCCAAAGCACACGCCACCGCACAGCATAATGGCAATTTTCATGGCTATTCAGCCCACGTATTCGTTGACGATAAGTCAGCATACCAAGCCTTGCCGTATAATCGCGGAGCTTGGCATGTTGGAGTAAACTACGGTGGCAAGCTTTTCGGAACTGTAAACAATCACAACTCTATTGGAATTGAAATGTGCATGAATGCCGGCTATAACTACGAAAAGGCATTCCAAAATACCGTTGATGTATGTAAGCAGCTTATGAAAAAATACGGAATCCCAGAAAGCCGAGTAGTACAGCACTACGATGTTTGCGCTAAGAATTGCCCTTCCGTTATCCGTGGAAAGGGAGACTGGGATAGATTCAAGAAGCTTATTTCCAGCGAAACCACAACAGCACCGACTACAAAACCGACAGCAAAGGTTGACAAGTATTACCGTGTCCGCAAGACCTGGAAGGATTCCAAAAGCCAGATCGGGGCGTACAAGTCACTGGAAAATGCGAAAAAGGCTTGCAAAGCCGGTTACTCTGTTTTTGACTGGAATGGAAAAGCAGTGTATTCCGTGACTGCAAAGAAAAGTGTAGCCAAGGTAGCAAAAGAGGTAATCAACGGCGAATGGGGAAATGGACAGGACAGAAAAGACCGCCTGGAAGCTGCTGGCTACAATTACACAGAAGTGCAGAATGCAGTAAACAAACTTCTTAAATAACAAAAACACTCCCGGGGTTTTCCCGGGAGCTACTTAAATGCAATATAGCCTTCATAAAGTTTTCTGATCGCCGAAAGGTCTTTTCTCCTAATCGGAACCACATCTCCAGATACCATTCTGAAATCAGAACGAAGTTCCCAGACTTCATCCATGTTGACAATGTAGCTTTGGTGGCAGCGTAAAAACCGTCTGTCCAGTTGCTTTTCAACGTCCGAAAGTTTCCCTCTCTGCATATGAGCGATACCACAGGTACAATGGATAGTGATGTATTTATTGCGACTTTCAATATATTCAATATGGCAGAAATCAACCCTGTGGAAATAATCCTTGTTCTTTACAGTCAGCGTTTTATCATGGATATTTTCCAGTTCCCTGTTGACTACACCATACATTCTTCCATCTTCCGAGCCTTTTATGATATAGTGAACAGGAAGGATATCCAGAGCATCAAACACATATTCCTTGTGGGCTGTCCAAAAGGTGATATTACCTACATATCCATTCTTTCTAAGATGCCGGGCAACATCAATTCCATTTTCATCTTTCAACATAATATCCAGCACAATTATGTCGTACCATACGCCGTCATTTACATCATCAATAAGAGGTTTCCCGGTGGTATATGCCGTAATCGTGCATCCACTGTCCCCATTTCTACGAAGAAAACCGTCCATTCTGGTTTTAAAAATCTCAATTTGTAATTCGTTGTCATCACATATTGCAATCCTCAAAAAAATCATCCCTTTTTGTGCGAAATTCGTCGCTGCATGTGCTGATTTCGCCATTTCCTGTGTAATTGTATATTTTTTGATACAATGTTATTGTAATACATTAAGATGATAGTGTAAAGGGGGTGGATTCATGGAGAAACATAAAAAAATCATAATTGTGTTTATACTGATATTCGTGCATGTGCTCTTGATTCAATATGTTTACTTCTGCCCGGAGCGTAGTATTATCTTTGGGAGGGGTAAAACTATCGCAATTGCAAAAGCAGAGGTAAAACAGGTTGTCCATGAGCGCTATCCATCCCTCGCTGACAAGCATCCAGCCCCTTTATTTCTATCTACATATATAACGAATGAAAAGTACCAAAATCACAATATCTATACTGAAAAAATCATAATTTGCAATAATATCGAGGAAAAGCAACTTGCCAGAAAGGATTTAAGCGGAGATGATTCCATTCCAGTATATAGTTATGAAAACATGATATAATTTAATAAGCAGGAACAAATGTTTGGAATATTGGGAGGGATTTACGTGGATTACAAGAAAGAAATTATTGAGATTATTGAAAAAATGCACAACATAACTTTTATTGCGATGATTCATGCGTTTGCGAAAAAATTATATCAAAAGGAAAAAGGGCAGGAGAGTTAATCTCCTGCCTCATTTTATTTTACAAAACGTTCCATAAATTTCCAAAAAAGTTCTTTATCCTCTCTGGAAAGCTGATAATATTTCATTATTGCCTCTTTCGCTTTTATATCGTCAGTAGATATAGAAGCGCATATATTACTGAATTCTATATCTTCTTTTTTTTGCGGATCTCCTTCACCAGTACGAAGCCATTTTTCATCAACCCCATATTTTTGACAAATAAGTGCGATTACTCCATCTGATGGAGTACGCCTGCCAGCTTCATAACTTGATACGTTAGAAAATGGTATTCCTAAATCATCCGAAAAATCCTTTTGAGTTTTAAAACCTAATATTTTTCGTAATTCTTTTAAACGTTCTTTCAATTAGAATCACCTCCTTTTCACATCCTTATTGTACACCAAAAGAAAGTTAAAATCAATATAAAAATGTACAAAGTACAAATTTATGCTTGACATAGAATGCACTTAGTGATATATTATGATTGTACAAAGTACAAAAAGAAAGGAAGTGAATATATGAAAATGTTTGAAAGAAACGATGTAGAGGATGGAAAGCGTATTGCTGATATTTTTGCTACATTATCAGAAGAAAACAAGAACATGGCAATCGTTTATCTGTCAGCATTGCGAGATAAGGAAATTGCTGATTCAAGTAAAAGAGAGAGTTCTTAATGGAGGGACGATGAAAACATCAAAAGTTGAAATCAGACAGGTAGAAGGAGAAAAAGGAATTTATACCGAAATTCTGATTGACGGTCATAAGCTTGAGGGAGTAAGAAGTTTTGAATTAAAACAGGGAATTGGTGATTGCGTTCCTATTCTTTCCATTGATCTGAATGCTTTAAATTTATCCACGGACTTGCAGATGTTGCAGGTGAACCAGAAAGGTATCGGGGAAATTGAGGGAATCAAGTTTAAAGGCTCACCAAGGATGCTGAAATTTCAAGCAGAATAGGCTCTCATATTTCAGAGAGCCAAACAGAATTATTTTGAAGCTTTTAAAATGGAACATTGTTTCGGATTTGAACAACATCCAGTTTTGCTTGCATAATTACACTTAATTCGACCTATTGTGTAATTAGGCGTCAAATCATCCAATGATCCAGTATTAATGAGAGAAGCTTCAATGGAATAATTTTTGTTCTGCTTATCGCAGAAACCATTAAATACCAATAATCATCACCTCCCTTCTTATAGGGAGTATAACACAAGAAAGGAGGAAAATCATAGACGATTTAGTTTATCTTCAGAATGAAGAAGCTGTCTGTGATAGTTTACAGGTGGCTGAGAAATTTGGGAAAAGACATGACAAACTCATTTCCGAAATTGAAAGAATGTATTCTGATTTGATTGGAAAAGGGTGTGCTCAAAATGGTGGAGACCCCTTATTTATTAAAAGCAGTTATGTACATCCTCAAAATAAACAGACTTATCCATTTTATATAATGAATAGGGATGGATTTTCTTTACTGGTAATGGGATTTACAGGGAAAGAAGCCCTTGAATGGAAATTACAGTACATAAAAGCTTTTAACCAGATGGAGAATTTCATTCGTGAGAAATCAACCCAGGTTTGGGTTGAAACCAGAAAAGCCGGCAAACTTACCAGAAAGGCAGAAACCGATACTATTCAGAAACTTGTTGAATACGCCAAAGTACAGGGAAGCAGTCATGCAGAAATGCTTTACATGACATATTCCAAATTAGCAAACAAGATGGCGGGGATCAATAAGAGAGATGAAGCTACGGTAATGCAACTCAACAACCTGTCCTTGATGGAAAATATTATCTTACATGAAATTGATCTCGGAATCATGCAAGGAAAACATTATAAGGAAATCTACAAAGACTGCAAGAAGAGATTGGAGACAGTTAAAGATTTGGCTTATCTGGAAGCGGTTTGAGAGGAAAGCTCATAAGGAGGCGGGAAGATGACAATTATCAAATTTAAAAATGGGGAAACAATCGAAATTCCGTGCGTGTTCCAGGATGATATTGTGAAACCAGACATTAGAGATCAACTGATACGTTTGGAATGGGATGACGATGGAAAACAATATTGCTTGAAATTTAATCCAGTAGATGTGCTCTATGTAAAAGAGATTGCACATTCCTAAAGGAGATTATATCACAGAAAGGAGAATAATGAACGAATTAACAGTAACAGAATATAAGAATGTTCGGGTTCTTACAACACAGCAGATTGCGGAAGCATATGAAGCTGACGTAAAAGTTATCTCAAATAATTTCAATAGAAATAAAGAGAGATATATCGAAGGAAAGCATTTTATTTGTCTTGAAGGTGAAGAATTGAAGATATTTAAAACGAATCATCATTTTGATGAATCGTCAAGAATCAATAAACTCTACCTCTGGACAGAAAAAGGAGCATTTCTCCACGCTAAGTCTCTGAACACCGATAAAGCGTGGGAAGTATATGACAGATTGGTAGATGAATATTTTGATAAAGGATCTCGAAAACCATTAACAGTTGCCGAACAAATTCAACTTCTCGCCCAGGGTACAGCAGACCATGAGGAAAGAATCGAAAAACTTGAAAACACAATGACAATTGACTATGGTCAGCAAAAATATCTTGGGGATTTGGTTTCAATAGTGGTTATTGAAGTGCTAGGCGGAAAGAATTCCAATGCCTATTCAGAAATCGGAAAGAAAGTATTCGCAGAATGTAATCGAGATGTGAAATCTTATTTCGGTGTAAACGCAAGAAACAACATTCCAAAATTAAGATATGAGGAAGCTGTGAAGTACATCAAGGGATGGCAACCGTGTACAAATACAAAAATGCAGATTCGCGATTGCAATTATGATATTAATTCAGAAAGAAAATGAGGGTAAAACAGTGAAAGATATTAAAAGCTACGAATTTTATGGAGATAATCCAGAAATTTTTCATTCTCTTGTAGGTTTTGAAATTGCAGATATTTTGTTCACACATACCAAAGAAGAAAATGAGAATGTAGTTGTTGTGAAGTGTGCAAATAAGCAACATGTTGAAATTGATCTTCTCTTTAAAGAAGATGGAATATTTGTTACTGAACCATTTGCGGTGGATGAAGATCTTACAATTATTGAATAGGGGAGGTGAACAAAGAATGTTAGCAGATGATTACGTTGCTGAAAGGTTATACGATTATGATTCTAAAATGTATCAGTTATATCGCCGCAAAAACGGACAGAAGGCAAGCGACCTTGTAGAGAAAGTAAAAAATGAAATTGCCGAATGCGGTCTGTCCGCTACTGAAGCGAAAGGCTTTTTAGAGTACATGAAGATTGTTATTGACGCTCAGTCATATCTTCCCATTCAGAAATAACGGAAGTTTTTATGGTTTCTGCTCCGGGAACATTGCCATCATCAATCTCATTTGCGGCATGAAGCATTGAAATTATTTTATGAGAATAAGGATGTTCCTTTCCACAATTCGGGCACACAACCTTTTCTGTACTTATTCTTTCGCTTATATAGTAATCACAATGACAAGTACAGGAAACTTTTAATTTGAGAAACATTTTAACACACCTCCTTTCTGAACACATTATACCATTCAGAGGGAGATAATAAAAGAAAATAGGGAGGAAAAACAATGATTAAATTTGAAAACGGCTTAGTTAATATTTCTGGTAAAGGGATTGATATTCTTTCGGAGTATGCAATTATCACCCACGAAATTAAAGAGATGTTCGTAAAAAATGGTGGAGAAGAGGAAGACGTAAAAGAGCAGCTTAGACATTCTTTCGAGCATGGTCTTATGAATGAGAAAGAACTTGATAAAGAAATCAAGGAAAAGTTCAAAGAGGTAGATGCAATTATTTCGATTGTTTCGCTTCTGGAAGAAATGCTTAAAACATTTGGAGCAAAAGATAAGGAGGATTAAACATGGGAGAAACCAAAAGCACAGATTATATTCCAGAGAACGCCAATGAGGAATACGCACTTCTGGTTGGAAGGTTAAAGGCATTTGAAGCCTGGGCGAATAGCGTGAACGATTATGATTTCACAAAGAAAATGGCATTTAGAATGCTTGGGCTTGATGTAGAAGAAGCAAAGGAGGAAAAGAAAGAATGAAATGCTTTAAAGGCTTTGACAAGGACTTAAAGTGTAAAGATTTCCAGTATGAAATTGGAAAAGAATACACAGAAGAAACAGCAGACATTTGTAATTGTGGATTCCATGCTTGCGAATTTCCGATGGATGTATTCGGTTATTATCCACCTTCAGATTCCAGATATTGTGAAGTTGAGCTTGAAGAGAATGGCCAGAAATCATCTGATGATAGCCAGAGAGTTGGAAAGAAAATTTCCGTAAAAGCAGAAATTGGAATTGCCGGAATTATAAAAGCTGGCGTTGAATATATAAAAGAGCAAGTTGATTGGGAAGATGATAAGGCAACCAATACCGGAAATAAGTCAGCGGCAACCAATACCGGAGATTATTCAGAGGCAACCAATACCGGAGATTATTCAGCGGCAACCAATACCGGAGATCGGTCAGCAGCAACCAATACCGGATATCGGTCAGCGGCAACCAATACCGGAGATCGGTCAGCAGCAACCAATACCGGATATCAGTCAGCGGCAACCAATACCGGAGATCGGTCAGCAGCAACCAATACCGGATATCGGTCAGCGGCAACCAATACCGGATATCGGTCAGCGGCAACCAATACCGGATATCAGTCAGCGGCAACCAATACCGGATATCAGTCAGCGGCAACCAATACCGGAGATCGGTCAGCAGCAACCAATACCGGATATCGGTCAGCGGCAACCAATACCGGATATCAGTCAGCGGCAACCAATACCGGAAATAAGTCAGAGGCAACCAATACCGGAGATTATTCAGCGGCAACCAATACCGGAGATTATTCAGCGGCAACCAATACCGGAGATTATTCAGAGGCAACCAATACCGGAGATTATTCAGCGGCAACCAATACCGGAGATCGGTCAGCAGCAACCAATACCGGAGATTATTCAGCGGCAACCAATACCGGAAATAAGTCAGCGGCAATTGTCGAAGGAAAAGAAAGCATTGCGTTAGCTACAGGAATTAAATCAAAAGCTAAGGGAAAAATCGGATGTTTTATTGTTCTGACTGAGTGGAAAGAAATTAATAATGAATATCATATTGTAGATATTAAATCAGCAAAAGTAGATGGAGAAAACATTAAAGAAGATACTTTCTATATGTTGAAAGACGGAAAATTTGTAGAAGTAGATTAAGTTGTCCTGGAAGGTGCGGACACACCAACCAGGACGGTATCTAACTAAGAATGAGTTAGTTAAATACAGGATTATTATAACACAACCTCCTGTATTTGACAAACAAAAATATAACAGGAGGACTTTTTATGCAAAAAAATGGCGAAAATCAGCCACTTTCCAGTGAAATCATTGCCGATCTGGAAGAAAAGCTGATGGCAAGAAATGTAATTATCGCTATTCTGGCAACTGCACTTGCAGTAACCACATCCAGAAGAAAGTGAGGACAAAATGAAAGAGGTGGTAAAGACAATAGGAGAAATATTTGTAGGAATAGGGATGTTTACAGTAATCTTCTCAATTACATGGATGCTTACATCATTTGATGTTATCGGGGTGTTCTTTGTATCAGCAGTCTTATTCTCAATGGTGTTTCTTCCTATTATATTAGGAACGGAGGAAAAGTAAATGCAAAGATTAAATAAAGTAAGATTATCCGGCAGAGCTGGGGAAATAGTGTTCAGCCACGAACATTACGGAAGATACTATTACAAATTTATGCTGACAGTCATTCGCAGAAGCGGTGCAGTGGATATGTTTCCAATAGTCATAGAAGATTCCATTGTACGTGACAGCAATTACAACGGAAAAGAGATTGTGGTAACAGGAGCAATCAGAAGCATGGACACTTCTAAAAATCCAAATAAGCACCACAATGTTAATTATATCGCAGCTGACGAGGTGGAAATCCTGGAAGAACAGGTTCCGGATGGCGATATAAACGAAGTAGAGTTTATTGCCAGAAGTTGCACGAAAGAGCCATATGCAAAACTTACGCCAGTAACGCACAGGAAAGTTTTAAATCTTTTCGTGGCAATTCCAAGAGATTTTTCAGAAAGAGCCGACTTTACTCGCTGCACTTTATGGGGAAAAGGTGCTGATCTGGCGGTAGACGTTAAAAGAAATGATTACATTAAAGTAACTGGCAGGTTAATGAGCCGTGATGTTTATGTTAATGGGGAAGAAACGGAAAGTGTATATGAGATTTCCGTAAAAGAAATGGAGAAATTGGAGGATGAAGAATAATAAGAATGAAGTTCAGATATACGGTGTGATAATGGACATTCAGCCAGAGGAATTTTTCAAGGATGGAGATAAATTCAAAAGATTCTATGTTGGAACAAAGCGTACCAGTGGAAACGTAGATTTGCTTCCAGTAGCAATACCAGAAAGAATGGCAGAAAACTGGAAAATTGGAGAACACATCTATATTGAAGGAAAATACACTTCATACAATAAAAAGGAAAATGGAAAATCACATTTAATATTGGAAGTTAAAGCAGAAACATTATTGGGCGGAGATGGAAGCGTAGACGATGAAAATAAATTCATTCTGGAAGGTTATCTTTGTAAACCGCCTGTGTACCGCAGAACACCAAGTGGAAAAGAAATCTGTGATTTGATGATTGCTTGCAACGAATATGACTTGCGAAGAACAGATTATATACCATGTATCGCATGGTGGAATGAAGCCAGAGAAGCTGCTGATTTCAAGGTTGGAGATTTCGTAAAAATAATCGGAAGAATCCAGAGCCGGATTTATCATAAAAAATTATCTGGTGATGAAGTGGAGCTTAGAACTGCATATGAGGTATCAATAGGGAGGATAATCGAGCATGAAAGTGGAAGTAAAAAAAATTTACTTGGAGAATTACAAGAAGTTTCCAAGTAAGTCTGTAGATTTGTTTCCGAGAACAGAGATTTCTGGCAGAAACAGAGAAGGAAAATCCACATTGCAGGACGCATATTTGGACGTTCTGACAGGAAAGATGGCAAATGGCACAGAACCGACTTCTATTCGCAGAAAAGAAAATGGCGTGGAAGTGCCAAAGGTTGATGTTGTAAGAGAGCTTACACTTGCGATTGATGGGAAAGAAAAAGTGATCCGAAAAATCACAAAGCAGAAGTGGAGAAAACCAAGAGGACAGTCCGAAGAGGTGTTCGATGGAAATGAAACTTCTTATGAAATTGACGGATTCCCGGCTAAATCAAAGGATTATACCGAGTTCATTCAATCAATAGCAGAGCCTTCAACGCTTCTGATGTGTAGTAATCCAAAACCATTTCTGGATACATTGCAGAAGTCAACCGCAGAATCCAGGAAGGTACTGGAAAAGATGTCTGGTTTCGATATTGCTCAGTTTATGGAAGAGAATCCACAGTATGCTCATGTGGAAGAAATCACAAAGGGGCATTCCGTAGAGGATACCTTGAAGAAGCTCCGAAAGGAACTAAATGCACAGAAGAAAAAGGTGGATGCCAAAAACACGGAGATTGCATATGAAACCAATCGAAGCGTTGAAGCAGAAGATACTTCCTCCTTAGAATCCAAAAAACAGGAGCTTAATGCGGAACTTTCCAAACTGGAAGAACAGGAACGGATTCTTGAAGATTCATCAAAAGGTTACGACAGCCTTTCATATGAAATCCGTGGTTTGAAATCTTCCAGGGATGGTCTGGTTAGCAAGGCAGACAAAGAGCTGAAAGACAAAAAAGCAGCCATTATGAATGTGTATTATGACCTTGCAAAAAATAAAATTGAAAAAGAATCAGCTATCCGAATGTTGGGAATGGAACTGGACAACCACATAAGAGCTGGGCAACAGGCGAAAGCTGACTTGGATAGAGCCAGACAGGACTATCCGAGAATCAAAGAAATGGAGTGGGATGATTCTGAACTGAAAGCTATTGAAGCTGAAACATTCAATGATTCTGATACCATTTGCCCGACCTGTGGGCAGGAACTGCCAGAAGAACAGGTTGCCGAATTGAGAGCTTCCTTTGAAGAAAAAAAGAAAGCCCGAATTGAAGCACAGTTGAAAGGAAAAGAGTTCTTTGAATCAGAAAAGCAGAACAATCTTAAATATGTCTGCGACCTTGGAAATACTTCCGCTGCGAAATTAAAGAAAACTAACGAGGAAATCAACAAATTACAGTCGGAAATCGGCGCAGCACAGGATGAAGTTGCTGAACTTACTAAACAGATTGAGGAAGAACAGTCCAAATTTACGGAGCTTCCAGAATCTGTAGATATGACAAATGACGAAGAATATCTTGCAGTTACAGCGAGAATTGCAGAACTTGAAGAGAAACTGAAATCATTTGATGATGTTCCTGGAAAGAAACAGGAATTAAGAATGCAGATCAGCAATGTTATGAAACAGATTTCCAATGTGGATGCAGACATTAAGATTGCACAGGCAGCAGTCACAGAGAAAGAAAAGCGAGTAGCCGAACTGAATGAGGAACTGAAAAGCCTTGGACAGGTACAAGCTGATATTGAAAAGAACATTGATACCGTTCTTAACTTCTCAATACAGAAGAATAAGGCACTGGCAGAGAAAATCAATCCATTTTTCCATCATTTTCAGTTCAGCTTCCTTGATTACACGATTGAGGGGAACCCAGTGGAGACTTGCAAGATGATCTGTAATGGAATCGACTACAACAGCGGATTGAATCATTCCGACAAAATTCTTTGCGAGGTTGATTTACTAAATGGATTACAGGAAATGAATGGGCTGAATCTTCCGCTTTGGATTGATGATTCTGAGAGCATTGACAAAAGCAGGATACCTATGTTAGACAGGCAGATGATTGTGCTAAGAGTGACAGATGGGGATTTGAAAGTAATCTGACAAACAGGAGGGGAAAATGCTAACAGCAACATGGGGAAAACATTTTTTCAAGGCAGATTCCACGTATAGTAAATAAAAAATCGGTGGCATATGAATCCGGGTGAATGCCCGGAAAGCACAACAGGAAAAAATAAAACAGTTAATGAAAGAACAGGAAATTACAATTCAACATAGGACAAATTATTTCATCCTGTTTCATATGCCACTGAGCATATAAATAAAGAAAAGGAGAATTAAAATGACAGAAAACACACAGGTAGCAAATTTTAACACACAGCTTTCCTACTACACAAATCGTTATGTTGATTTAATGGAAAGAGATTTAACTTCAAGAGGAATGGAATTTGATTCCTACTCAAAGGATTGCGTAGTGGCAGCAATGGGATCTATTTTCCAGATGGTGCATGAGAGTGGAGTGAGTTTTGAAGCAATTAATGGCTCTAACCTTAAATTCATTCTGAGCAAAGTAGCAGCGTTAAAACTGAACGCAAACGCACAGCCGAGAGAGTGTTATTTCCAAATCAGAAACGTAAACATAGCGGCGAAAGGGCAGAAACCTCAGTGGGAGAAGAAAATCGAATTTGCGATTGAGGGCGATGGAAATGACGCTCTTGTAAGTAGATATGGCGTCGATGTAGCTAAAGTATTCCCGTACTGGAAAGTCAGAGAAGGTGATAAGTATATCCCACCGAGACATAAAGGTGTAGAAATCACACCGCCAGAATGGGAAGAATCTGGTGTAGGTAAGGTAGTCCGTATCGTATATCCGATTCAGTATAAGGACGGACATATTGAATACCTTTCTTGTGAAAGATCAGATGTACTGAAGAATCTTGCAGCGCACATCAAGAATAATCTCCAGAATGAAACGTTTGGAATTTGTGCGGACAGATATAAAGCTACAGATGCGCAGAAAGCTCAAATTGAAGCAAAGAAAAAAGAGATCATGAAAAAGGTCTCTGACATTGGAGAACTGGAAGCAATCATTGACTGTGAGGAATTAAGACCGTATATTTCACCGTCTTATTATGAAACACAATCCAGAGAATCAATGATTATTCGTAAGATGCGAAACAACATTATGAAGTCTATTCCTAAGAAATGGGATAATCCGGTGCAGGCTTACGAATACAACATGATGGATGCCACATACAGAGAAGTACAGGAAGAAATCGAACAGAATGCCAATGTAGAAGAATTCATTCCACAGCCAGAAGAAATCGAAGAAAAGACAAAGAAGCCAACCGTAGCCGAAACCGTAAAAACAACAGAGAAAGAACCAGTTCCGGCAGCAGAGCCAGTGGAAACAGAAATTCCGTCATTTATGAGCCAGGAGGAAATGTAGGATGGAAACTTCCACAATTGTGCTTATTATTTTGCTTTCAATAGCACTTTTGGGATGGATAGTAACTTTTATTCGAAAAAATGAATACAATCGAACCAATTTAATTATTCTTTTAAATGTTATTACATATGTGGTACTCATTATAATCCGACTTACAATGTAAAAGGAGAGCCAAAATGAAGCATAAATGTATTAAGACAGCAGTATTAATCACAGGGATTACAGCAATCACAATGTTTAGCGGTTGTTCTTCCTGTAGCAGATCATTAAAATCACTGTCTAGTGATATTGACGGTGGTCTGAACCGTACCGTAACTGTTTACGATTACAACGGCGGTAAAATTAAGTCCTGGTCTGGAAAGTTTGATGTTTCCGAATCAGAGAATGAAGTTTACTTTGATGATTCTGACGGAAAGAGAGTTATTATCCACGGCGGTATTGTCGTGAATGAGGAAAACTGATATGAGCAGCAGTGTAATTGAAACAATTAAAGAAGTTGTAAGCAATATGAACAGCGGACTTTATGATTTCACGGTAGATGGGAAATGTTCAGAATGCGGTTCGTGTTGTTCAAATTTTCTACCGATATCATCCAAGGAAATCAAACAGATTAAGTGGTACATTCGCAAACACCATATCAAGGAATGCAGACATAATTTCACTGCTTCATTAATGGATTTAACCTGTCCGTTTCTGATGGACGATAAGGCAAAAGAGAAATGTTCAATCTACCCTGTTAGACCGGAGATATGCAAATCATTTGTCTGCAATGACCCACAGGGAGCCAGAAAGAACAAAGCTTTAATGCATAAAAAATATAAGCCTGTTGATATGAGAGAAACGTTTTTCGGAGGTGAGTAGGAATGAGATTAGCAAGTCAGAATGGGGAAATTGATGTTCCTTATGAAATCACATCATTAAGCAGAATTGGAAATATCATAAGAGCATATGTGCCAATGGTAGGCGAAAAAGGAACAGTCATGGCTCGTTATTCGACAGATGAAAAAGCCCAAAAAGCTATGAAAGCTTTGCATAAAGTGTATGCAGGAATGTTTTTAGCACAAAACATTGAAATGAGCGATGATGATTACGAAGAATGCATAAAAATGGCTGCAAGAGGTTTCGGAATCATTAAAACCATGGTTAACAGCCCAGATATGAAATTCGAACCTGCAAACATTGTGTTCCGATTTCCAGAGGATGATGAAGTATGAAAGAAGTAGGCGGGAAAGGAATAAATCTTGACGCTTCGATTGTAGTTGAAATCACATTAAAAGAACTTATCGGAATTAGAGACAGCATAAGTTTGGTTGGTTGGTCAACGATACAAAGAGCATACAATTGGAAAGAAGCACCATATAGTCGTGATGAAATGTACAAGATATCATCAGACATAAAAGAAATATTAAGAAATAATTTGGAGTAAAAGCGAGGTGATGAAAAATGTTCATGAGAATAGTAAATACAGGGAGTACCCATGGAAACTGCTATGTTTTGAAATCCAACAGCGGAGAAATGCTTCTTCTTGACTGCGGATGCAAATACAAAGACATTCTGAAAGCTATTGATTACAGAACAAGTGATGTTTCTGGCGTGCTTCTAACGCATGAACACGGTGATCACCGTGAATCATTTAAAAATCTGATGAATTTAGGCATTCAGATTTACACCAATGATGAAACCGTGGAACATCTGCAAATCATCACTGGCGAATTGATGAAAGGAGTTCCAGAGAAAAGACCGTTCCGGGTTGGCACGTTCACTGTAATGCCGTTCTATTTGCCGCATACTACAAGGGATAAGGACACAGGGCAACTTATTCCATGTTTCAATTACGGGTATATCGTGGAACATGAAGAAATGGGAAAACTACTGTACATGACAGACTTTGAGTTTTGCCGATACAATTTCAAAGCAATGCGACTGAACCACTTGGTTATTGAGTGCAACTATTGTGGAGAATTGGTTGACAAAACAGCCGAAAATTACACGCACAGGCTTAAAGGGCATTGTTCATTAGATACTTGCAAAAGCTTAGTAAATACGAACCATACGGCAGCATTACGGACAGTAACATTGGTGCATTTGAGTAATGAAGCAGCTGACCCGGAACAGATTTTGAGGGAGATACAAGAAACGTCTGGTGCTGATGCACTCGTCCATATCGCAACACCTGGGTTAGAAGTTAATTTGGACTTATGTCCATTTTGAAAGGAGAAATAGATGGTATCAATTGACTTAAAAGATTGGAAAGAAGTAACAAAAGGAATTTATGTAAATCCAATTTCTGCAAACGCAGCTTATGAAATCCATATTAAATACTGGGATATGAAAACAGATATTCTTTCCGCAAATGCAGAACTTTATATTGTAGGAGATTGGCACGAAAAAGACGGAAGAAACATCAGAGAAAGAGAAATACTGCTTGATTATGCATCTGTTATGGATTGTATTTGGAAAGCAGTTGAAGATGATAAGGAAAACAATTCGACTGAATAATTGAAAGGAGAAAATTAATGCCAAAAAAATTTAGAAACTATGTAATTAAAGGACAGGAGCATGTAGACCGTAAAGCAGGAAAAACAATTCCTTCAACTAGTGCATGGCGCTCAGTAAGAGATATGCTTCCAGAAGCTCCAACTGATGATACCGCATGTTTGTATTATGTAAAGCTGAAAAACTCTGAAAGAATCATCATGCTTGCATATACTGGAAATGGCGAATGGACTGACACAGAAGGAAAAGAATACAAAGGTATAGAGACATGGCTTGAATATATGCCAAAAGAACATCCGATAGTCGAAAGAAAAACTTTCTTAAATGAAGATATTTTGAAAGCTATTGTTTCTGATTATATGGAAAAAACTGAAGGAGTTACGGTTAATACAAATAATGTATTTTTTAAAGTAGGAAGAAGATCTGTCGGCTATGGAATTAGTGAACATGAGGAATTGGTATTTATTGGATGTGATGTGATAGCTATAGGGGAGGGAAATTGAAAATGAGCGTATTCAGCGTACCAGTAACGATTGGTGTCAATGAGGAAGAAATTGCAAAGGAAATCCGTAAAAATGTTGAGGACAAGGTAGTTGAAAAAATTACCAAAGAAATCAAAGGAGTTATTTATAAAAAAGAGTTATATGGTAGTAGAGAAACCAATGAGCCGTTGTGTAGGATGATACATTCTCATATTTCCGAGATACTAGAAGAGAATAAAAACGTGATCGTACAGGAAGCGGCAAAAGCCTTGGCAGATAAGATGATTAAAACCAAGGCTGTGAAAGAAGCAATAAAAGAAACTATTGAGAAAGTCAAGGAGGATTAATCAATGAAAATCTTCTTAAAAACACTTGACAAACTGAAAAAGCCAGAACCTTCCGAACAGGAATGTAAGTACGACAAAGGTTGGAATGACGCAATCAAGAAAGTTGAAGAACTGATCTGTTCCTACAGTCCTGCGGATATGTGGATTCCAACAGATGTGAAGTTACCGCCAGAGCCAGATGTGAGAGAAAGCCCAGAAGATAAGATAAAATACAACGTTACCATAAAAGACGCCGAGTTACCAACAACCCTTACATATTTAGGCGGTGGAAGATGGGGCATGGTAGAAGAACACGGAATTGCATATTACCCAGTCATTGCATGGCAACCAATGCCACCAGTATACAAACCAGGGAGGTAACACCATTGGAAATAACAATCGGAATCGGCACAGATGAAATTAAAGAAATCATCATGGAGCATATCAAGACAAAAGGATTTGACGTAACAGAAGATGATATTTCCTTTGTTATCGGGAAAGAAGAAGTTATAACAGGGAATACAAAGAAAATCAAACACGCACTTATTAGATGCGACATTCAGATTGAGAGGTGATAAATTGTGAATATTGTTATTCTTTCTGGAAGATTAACTGCTGATCCAGATATCAGAATGGGAACGAATGACACCAAAATTGCAAGGTATATTTTGGCTGTCGAGAGAAGAGTGAAAAAGAATACAGAAAGAAAATCTGACTTTATCGCTTGCGTATGCCTTGGGAAAAATGCAGAATTCGCAGAGAAATATCTTAAAAAAGGCACGAAAGTAAATGTGCGTGGAGAATGGCAGACTGGAAACTATACGAATAAAAATGGTGAAAAAGTCTACTCAAATGATTGCCTTGTTGCGGAACATGAATTTGCAGAAAGAAAAAGCCAGTCACCACAGACACAGGAAGCAGATACACGACCAGTACCACCGCCAGAACCTAGTTTCATGGATGTGCCGGATTTAGGCGGTATGGAAGATGAATTTCCGTTTAGTTAAGGAGGAGTGATAAATAAATGGAACCAGTTTTAGAAAATAAATTCGAGTATAAAGGCTATCCGTGTTTAGTCCTGTTCATGCCTAGAGCATACAGATGCGGATATGTTGGAATACCTAACAGCCATAAGCTGGCAAAGAAAAGTGTTTATGATTTAGGTTATCTTGACTGCCATGGTGGAGTTACTTATTCGGAACCATATCTTCATGGTTGTGATGATAAAAATACATGGTGGATTGGTTTTGACTGCGCTCATTGTTTCGATGGTTATGATATTGAGACAGCAGAACAGTATTTCGGAGAAGAACCAGACTTCAAAAAAATGCTTAAAATAATGGGAGATTGCTGGCGAGAATTAAATAAAGATCCAGATTGCAAAATTCGTTCACTTGCCTATGTTAAAAATGAATGCAAGAAACTCATTGACCAGATTGAAAAAGGGTGATTCCGGTTGGATTATAAAAAACTTAGGCAGGCAAAAGCTATTGAAGCAACGAACCGAAAAAGGCTTCTAAAAATCAATCCGAAGCTTGATGATGGGAGCGGAATATATTTTCTAACCAGAACTGATGAAAACGAAATCCCATACTTTTATATAGGTCAGGCAGTACATATAATTCAGAGGATGTGCTCACACCTTACTGGGTATCAGCACATTGATTTATCAATAAAGAAAAGAGGGTTTTACAGCGAAGAAAATCCGTATGGGTGGAAAATAAATTTTATCCATTATCCAGTAGAACAGCTTGATAAAATGGAACAATACTGGATATTAGAGTATACCAAAAAAGGATATCAATGCAGATATAATAAAACCTCTGGGAGCCAAGGGGAAGGGAAAGAAAAAATCAATGAATTTCGGCCGGCAAAAGGATATAGAGATGGAATCCAACAGGGGAAAATAATCCTTGCAAGAGAACTAAAACACATCATTGATACTCACTTAAATGTATCAATCAGACCAGAAAAAGCAAATAATAAAGTATCTATTAAGGCGTTGGAAAAATTCAACGAATTACTCAATGAAGAAAACTATCACTGATTCTAACACACCAGTAGTTCTACTGGCTAAATTCCAAAGATAAAAAATAAAAAAATGAAAGGAGCTTGCCTTCAGCTGACGTAAGGGTGCACCGGGCTTCTTTTGAAAATGAAATTAAAGTGTGAAATATATCGTGATTCTATGCAGAACTATAAAAAATACGCAATTCCAAGAGCGCAACTCGTAATTGCTGACGTACCATATTGCATAGGCAGCAATTTCTATGGTAGTAGATGTGATTGGTATATTAATGGAGATAACAAGAACGGTGAAAGCAAATTAGCTGGGAAAGCAGCATTTAACTCTGACTTCAATTTCAACTTGTATGAATACTTCCATTTCTGCTCGAAAATGTTGAAAAAGGAACCTAAAAAGGCAGGGGCAAGAGGAAGAAGTTCAGACGCACCATGCATGATTGTGTTTTGTTCGTTTGAACAAATTCAAACTTTGATCAATGCGGCTGCGAAACATGGCTTTGTTCACTATATACCACTTGTGTTTATCAAAAACTACAGCCCACAGGTGCTTAAAGCAAATATGCGTGTAGTAGGTGCTACGGAATATGCACTTGTATTCTACAGAGATAAACTTCCAAAATTTAGAAATGGATCACAGACGGATGAAAACGGAAAGACTATTCGTGGAACTGGAAAGATGGTTTTTAACTGGTTTCAGTGGGAAAAAGACGGAAAGGACATTCCAAAAATTCATCCAGCACAGAAACCAGTAGCAGTTCTAAAACGACTGATTGAAATATTTACTGACCCTGGGGATGTGGTAATTGACCCTTGCTGTGGAAGTGGTAGCACATTGAGAGCCGCCATGGAGCTTGGTAGAAGTGCATACGGATTTGAAATTGACAGAAATTTTTATAACAGAGCAAAAAACGAAATGCTTGTTTTTGAAAACGATAGCCAAATGAGCATAGGAGATTTTATATAAGGAGCGTGATTGAATGCCAGAAAACACAAACGAATGCGTAATTGAGTGGATTCCAGGAAGAGATTATGTAGGGCTTACTGCTAAAAATGGGAGTTCCTGGAAGAACAGATGTGAGGAATTAGAAAAGGAATTTCCAGACGATGTAAAAATTCTTGCCAGAAATAATGATGGATCTATTTTCGCTCACTTGCCATATTCCTACATTAAAATCAATCCACCAAGAAAATATACCGATGAAGCGAAAAAGAAAGCTGCGGAAAGATTAAATAAAATGCGTGCAGAAAAAAGCAATACTGCGGAAGAAGATCCGTTTTGCCTATGAATTACCGTCAGAGAAAATATAATGAGGGACAATCTGCCAGAAATGATATTTATAGATTTCTTGTCAAGTATTTTGAGAAACACGGATATATGCCTTCTTATGAAGAAATTATGGATGGAACAGACCTTACAAAGTGTACCGTCCAGAGACATATGCGGCAATTGGAGATGGATTCTCTGATTGCCACAGAACATCCGGGAATATCGAGAGCGTACCGTTTGACGGAATACAGATACGAAAGGAAAAAATATGGGAAGCAAATTAAAGATGAAAGCGCCAAAGAAAAATAGGGTGCTGGCTTGTGACAATCAAATGTCACAGGCATTCGCCAGAGCCATGCAGAACTCACGTAAAGAGTTGGAAATCATGCAAGATCAAGCCTATAACGATGGATTCAATACTGGTGATGACTGGGCGAATACGATCAATTCCGTAACTATGATGTTGGCATTAAGAAAACTGCATGGATTTTCAACCAAAAGGCTTTTAGACGTAATCAATTGTGCAAATGAGTTTGTGGGACAAGCGAACCGTGGCGAAAGAAGCTTTATGAGCATGATTGAGGAATTGGAATCTGAAACAGATGTAAGAATCCCAGATTTGAATAAAGAATTGGTTAGAAGATTTGGAGTGTAAATATTATGGATTTAGAACAAAAAGCAATTGAAAGAATCCGGCTTGCGTCTGATGCTGGCTTTGCAGAAGGATGGAACCAGTGTATTGATGAGATTACAGGAGGAAATTTTGATGATTGATTTAACAGGGAAGAGCGTGTTCGTAAAGACACAGGGAGAATATTTGAGTGTTATAAAAATGGCAAAGCTTCAGGGATTCACATGGGCGAGAGAAGACCATTTAAACCCTATCGAAATTCCGTTTCCAAACTTATTGAATTTTTATAGTAGCAAGGTTGTTACTTACAGAGACAATGAAAAAACATTGTGTGAAGCATCTGAAATCGTCGAAGATGAAGAAAAAATCAAGGATGCAGTAAGCCTTGTCAGAACATTCACTAAAAACCCATACAAAACAGCATTGACGGACTCGTTTATTAAGTCCTTGAAGTTACTTGCAGATACTGTAGAAAGCCAGATGGAAGAGGTGAAGTAGATGGAGAGATTAACGCAAATAGAAAACGATAACCTCATAATGGTAAAACAGGATAATGGAGAGTATATACCTGCTTATCGGGATGAAGATAATTTTAAAGCAATTAAAAAACTCGCTGACTACGAGAAGTTAGAAGAGCAGGGCTTGCTTGTGAGATTGCCGTGTAAGGTTGGAGATACAGTATATGTTCCGACAAGGGTTTTGGTTTCCGAATTTAAAATCACAGCAATTTTTTGCGACATTCATGGAACATATTTTTATTGGTTGTTTTACTGTGGCATATACGAAAGAACAAGTGGATTCAGCGAACGTGATATCGGCAAAACAGTATTTCTCACCCGTGAAGAAGCTGAAAATAAGTTGGAGGAACTCAAAAATGAAATTTAAAGAATTTATAAACTGGTGCAATGAAAGAGCCTGTGATGGATGTTGGGGAATGTTAGAAGCAATAGCGTGTATTAATTTAATAAATGAGATTATGAAAATCCAATTTTGGAAAAGAGAAAAAATCTGGAAAGAAAATTATGAGCAACAGGCATTGGAAGAGATTATTAATCCGATAGAGAAGAAGTTGGAGGAGATGAAGAATGGCTGAATATGTTAAAAAGTCAGATGTAATAAAAATCATGGAAAATAATTCTTACATGATAGAGGTATTTGGAGTTAAGAAGAAAATGATTGACGGATTCGCAATGGGTTGTGATTTCGCAGACTTAAAAATTGTTGAGATTGATGATGAAGAGGAAATTAATATGAAACCAGAAGAAGCAAAAGACATATTATCCGATATGAGAGACCAGCATTTATGTTTCCTTGAAAGTTCTGAAAACAAAGATGAATGGCAGAAAAAATATCTCAAGGAAGCATGGGCGTGTGATTCTGGAGCAAAGGCTCTTGCCGGATTAATCACAGGGATAAAGATTAATAAAGGTGTTATCGCAGAAAGTATTTTGCATTACGGCAAAAATAATCAAAGTACAGTCTGTATGGAAGAATGCGCCGAACTTATCCAGGCAATCAGCAAGGCAAAACGTGGAAAAATCAACCGTGATAACATGATAGAAGAAATTGCAGATGTATTGATCTGCATCGAAATGTTAAAGCAAATGTACATGATTTCTGATGAGAAAATTAATAAGTGGATTGAAAAGAAACAGGCGAGAGAAGCAGAAAGGATGAAGAAGAATGAATAAATGTTGCGCTAGTCAAGATGGAATATGTCGAAATTCCATTCTTTTTGGAACAAGATGCGATGGTTACAAAGAAAGATGCAGATTAAGACCAACTTATAACACTATCGAACAAACAGTGAAGAATTACCAGAACAATTTAAGAAAAATATTTGGAGCGGAGGATTAATCATGAATAAGAAAGAAATCGCAGAGATCAAGAAGCAGTTTACACCAGCAAATTGTTCTATTACACGCATTTGTGGTTGTTATGTGGATGCAGAAAAGAATAAGAAAACCAAAATTAAAGAAGCATTCCTGTCTCTTCCAGAGGAAGAAATGTTTAAGTATTTTGACATTTTCAAGAAAACCATGTCTGGCAGACTTGGAAAAAGCCTTATGAATCTTGAATTCCCATTAGCACAGGAAAAAGAGGGTGGAACACAGGAATTTCTTATGCGGATCAGAGCAAGTAAGCTTAAAGATGATGATCTTTTGGATGAGTTTTACGACAAAGTGATTGAAAATTACGATTATCCAGAAAATTACTACATAGTTCTCATTCATGCAGTATATGATATTCCAGGAAAAGCTTCTGATGGAACCGAAATGCACGATGCATCAGAAGAAATTTATGAACACATTCTGTGCAGCATTTGTCCAGTAAATCTTTCAAAGGCTGGGCTTAGCTATGATGTGGCTGAAAATAACATCAAAGGCAGAATTCGTGATTGGGTAGTCTCAAGACCAGAAACAGGATTCTTATTCCCTGTATTCAATGACAGAAGCACTGATATTCATGGAACTTTGTATTTCAACAAAAACATAAAGAATATTCATATGGACTTCATCGAAAATGTTCTTGGCACACCAATTCCACGTATACCTGGAAATGAGATCAATGTCTTTTCAGATTTTATTATGGATAATTTCGAAGGATGCACAACATTTAATTTCACTGAAAGCCTGGTTGAATCGTTACAAGAAGTAAGAGAACAGAAGAAAGACAGCCCAGAGATGATAACTGTATCATGTGATGAAATGGAACAGATTTTTGGATATTGCGGAGTTCCAGACGAGAAGTTATCAGACTTCAAAGAAAACTGGGAAATGTATTTCAGCAATGAGCCTGTTGCTCTTGATAATATCCATAATTCAAAAACTGCAAAAATTTTAACATCAGATGCAACAATCTGCATTCAGCCGGATAAAATTGCTCTGATTGAACTGAAAGAAATAAACGGTGTTCCATCCATTGTGATTCCAGTAAATGGAGAACTGAAAATAAATGGAATTGAAGTTGAATTAAAATAAACACTTTTGAAAAAGCCAGGAATTGGAGAAAGGAATTTTAGAATTGGCAAATAAAAGAATGTTTACCATGAAAATTGTTGATACAGATGCTTTCCTTGATATGCCGTTATCAACACAATGTCTTTATTTTCATCTAAACATGAGAGCGGACGATGATGGATTTATTGGAAACCCAAAGAGGATTGAAAAAATAATAGGTGCTAATGATGATGATTTGAAGCTTCTGATTGCCAAGAGATTTGTTATCTTGTTTGATGATGGCGTGATTGTTATTAAGCATTGGAGAATGCACAACACCCTGTCTAGAGACAGATATATAGAAACTTCATACACTGACGAAAAAAAGAAACTGCTATTGAAAGATAACGGAAGTTACTCACTGACAAATGGAAATTCTATTGATGATACCAAACTAATAGAGCGTTCAAACAGGCAGACGCAGAAAAGACGCAAAATAGACGAACAAAAGACGCACTCAGATAAAGATATAGGTTTAGATAAAGATTTAGAATTGGATTTAGATACAGAATTAGATAAAGATAAAGAAAAAGATATAAATGATTTAATAGTATCTAAAGATACTATTCGTCAGACTGACGTCCAACGAATCATTGATGAATGGAATACTCTGGAAGAATTTGGTATCACTCCTGTAAAAAGAATGACACCAAAACGAGAACAGGCAGTAAAAGCTAGAATCCGTCAGAACCATATGGACGATATCTTAGAAGCCATTGAAAACATTCGCCATAGCAGCTTCTTACAAGGGCAAAATAAAAATGGCTGGATGGTTACGTTTGACTGGTTCTTAAAGCCTGGAAATTTCGCAAAAGTATTTGAAGGGCAATACGCAGACAAGTCTACGAATAGACCATGCAGCTACATGGAGAAAATCCAAAACAGGGTAAGCGAGGTGGATAATTGGGTATGACAAGAGAAGAATGGGCGGTACTGGTAAAGGCAATGAAAGCTGTGTACACTTCTCCATCATTTCTGCCAGATCAATATGCTTTTGATACTTGGTACGGACTTTTGAAAGACCTAGATTACAAGCTTTTAAGTTTTGGGTTGAAGAAATATATGCAAACTGAATGGAAAGAACCTACAATAGCTGCATTACGGCAATGCGCGCAGAGCCTTGCGCCACAGTCTGACGAACTGAACGAAACAGAAGCTTGGAATCTGGTATCAAGGGCAATTTGGAACTCTATATACCATGCGGAAGAAGAATTTTCTAAACTTCCAGAAATAGTTCAGAAAGCAGTATCAAGTCCGGGGCAGTTAGAAGAATGGGCGAAATCAGGGAATATAGATGGCACATGGTGGAGTGTGGTTCAATCAAATTTCCAAAGGACTTACCGGGCAGAAGTACAAAGAGAACAAGAACGAAGAAAACTAAGTCCAGACCTTTTAAAAATTATAGATACTGCCAGATTGGGAGGTGCGGAAAATTGCCAGATAGAAAACCATGGAGAGAATTAAAAAGCACTGAAATTATAGGCTTAAAGCGGAGACAATGCTCAAAATGCGACTATTACAGCAAGAGCGAAAATGCATGGAGTACAAATGCAACCTGTGATTATATCTTGATCGAAGAACATAGCAGAGGATGTGATCCGAGGGATTGTGTTAAAACTGGTATCTTCAAGAAAAAATCGAGAGGAAAATCAAGAGTAAAGCGAGTGATTTTATGAGGAAGATTAGCGAAATGTATAAGCGGTCTGGCGGTACAGCTTATCAGCATATCTGTTCCGATTGCAGATTCTTCTATGGTGATAAGCATCCGCGGTGTTTACAATACGAACTGGAAATTGATTGGAACCCAGATTATATAGCTTGCAAATTTTACAATCTGGAAGAATCTCAGATTGATGGACAGGTCAATATATTTGATTTGTTGTGAAATATGATAATTGTTTTGACCAAAACGGCTAAAATTAATTTTTATGATATTCGTGAATATTGTTATGGTTAAAACAAAATAAGCGCTTAAAATCAAAAAACAGGCTATCAATAGAAAGGAGGAACAGGAACCGCCGGCCGGCAAAAGGAATTCCCGGTTCCTCCTAAATTTTATGGATGAAATATTGAAATATGCTATTGAGAATGGTATTATAAATCCTGCACATGTACTTGAAGAAATACAAATGAAGAAAAATGAAGAAATATTAAAAAAATATAAAATATGGCAGGGAAAAAACAATAATTGGTATACTTATATTTATACAGAAAAAAATTCTAGAAAGCTAGTGAAAAGAAGTAGCCGAAAGGGAATTGAAGATTATATTATTGCTTTCGAGAAAGAAAAAACAGAAAAACCTAAAACATTTATGGATGTTTACGAGCATTGGATAGAAATTCAAAAAGAATTTGTGACGGATAACACTTTGTATAAGTATTCTACAGATAGAACACGTTATTTTGAAAAAAAAGAATTTACGGAAAAAGAAATTGAGAAAATGACAGAAGAAGATATAAAGGTATTCATTGTCAGAACTGTAAAAGATCAAAAACTTTGCAAAAAAGCGTGTAAAACTTTGTTTGGATATATCAAAAACACAATAGATAGTGCAAGGTCACAACATTTATTGAATTATGATCCTATGGAATTTCTTTCACCTAAAATATTTTATAAATACTGCACGGAGATAGAAAAGCCTTCAAGTCATAATACAATATCAGACCATGAACTTAAACTAATTATTAATCGCTGCAAAAAGGATTTTGATGAACAGCCAGAATACATTCCCTCATACGCAGTATATTTTGCAAGTCTCACAGGGATGAGAGTTGGAGAAATTTCGGCTTTAAAATGGGAAGATATAAATGAAAATTATATATCTATTAATAAATCAGAAAAATACAATAGAAATACAAAAGAATACTATATAGGAAAAACAAAAAATCAAATGAACAGATGGTTTCCTATGACTGGCGAAATTCGAAAACTTTTAATGAAATTAAAATCAGCAGAAATCAGCAATGGGTATATTAGTGAATGGTTGTTTTCAAACGAAAATGGAAGGGTTCATGCTCCTGTAATATCGTCATGCTTAAAAAACAAATGCAGGCAGGAAGGAATAGAAGAAAGAGGAATTCATGCATTTAGAAGAACAATAAATTCTAAACTAAGGTGCAATGGAGTATCTGCCACTGTTGCTGCATCGCTACTCGGGCATACCGAAGAAGTTAATGAAAAATATTATACATTTGATGTTAGCTCTTTGGAAGAAAAAAATAAAATTGTGTCAAAAGTGCAAAGGATTGGATGAATAAGAACATAGGTTCTGATTACCTTTTTGGTTACCTTTGATTACCTCAAGTCTGGAAAGCCTTTAAAATCAAGGGTTTACGGATTAAAACGCGAGCCGTGAGGTCGCAGGTTCAAATCCTGTTGCCCCGATTTATGCAGTAAAATCAAGGGTTTGCGGACTTGGTATGAACGAGTGTTCTGATTACCTTTGATTACCTTTTACAAAAAGTACATATGAAAGGGAAAAGTACATGTGCAAAATAATAAAATCGCAGAGATGCGATTATTTTTTTTGCCTTTTTTCTGAAATTGTGTTATGTTCAAGAAAATGGAGGGCGAAATATGCAGATACACACAGCCTATGATGTAATGAAGGAGTTTCTAATAACTGATGCAGACCTTGAAGGCAAGTACGGAATCCCGAAAATTCCAAAGACTTTTATTCATCCAGGGAAAGATACTGTAGACTTTTCGGAGAGCTTCAGCAGAAAGATTAAGAACCATCGGGAACTTGATGTAAATTTCTATGTGGATGATGTACAGTTTCAAAGATTATGGAATCAGCCAGACAAGTATATGGAGCATTTAAAATGTTTTCATGCAGTCATTATGCCAGATTTCAGCATATCGGTTGGCAAGAATGGAATGCCGTTGGCTATGTGCTTGTGGAATAAATACCGCAATCATGCACTGGCTCACTACATGATCTTGAATGATATTCCAGTAATTCCAAACGTAAACATATTACCGGAATACTGTTGGGACTGGTGCTTTGATGGGCTACCAGAGGGAAGCACAGTTGCCTGTTGCACCAATGGAAGAGTAAAGAGCAAGGCAGCACGGTTGGAGTTTTGCGTTGGTTTCAAGGAAATGGAACGCAGATTGAAGCCGCTGCGAGTTATCATTGTTGGAAGAATCCCGGAAGAATTAGAAACAGAAATTATAAACTTTGAAACCAGAAACCAGAAGATTAACAAGGAGGGCGCGAATGGGAACAACGACTGATAATTACCAGAGAAAGAAGAAACTTTCCAAGTCCCAAATGAAGAGGACGGAACGTTTAGAGAAATCATCCCACAGAAGATATGGAACACGGAAGAAAGAAGGATTAAATAAATTGTGAATTTTGAATCATTTAAAACTTTACGCTATAGAAATATTTGTGCAAAATTAAAAATTAAGTGGTAACTAGAAAATGCGAGAATTTTTATGGTTGCCACTTTTTTTCTGGATTTCCTTGATTTTCGGATTCCAAAATGATGTTGAAATTTAAGAATCATTCACAAGTTAGTTGCAACTATTGAAACCTTGAACAGTTGCGACTTTTCCACCTACACAAGCCAACCAGGGACAGCACCGGGAACCGATACCGCGCCGAGCTGATGAAGCCGGGACACCGCCGGGAACGATTGAACACCAGCAAAGCCAACCGCCAGCCGTAGACCTGGAAGATCAGAACCAAGCGCCCACAGATAATAGATCATAACAGCAGATGACATATAATGCAGTAATAAAAATGCAATAATACTCTTGCAAAATAAGCCTTAAATGGCTTGTAACGTATTTAGCCTATATTTTATTTACTACGATTATAAAACACCTTAAAAAGGCAAATACGGCGCTATACAAGCATATCACAGTATAGTTGTATAGTCCTAATTGATATATGCCCGGACAGCTGCGACAGATCACCGGGAAGCCTGGACAAGCTACGCACATAAGCGGACAAAATGCACCAATTTACACGGTACGCAAATAAAGCATAGCTGCACATAGCTATACAAGACTATTATACATCTATAGCCACAGACAGTCAATAAAGAATGCAACGCGTTTAAAGGCTCATAAACGGCTTATAATTCAACAGTGGCATAAATCCCCATTAACAGCATTAAAAGCTATTTACGGCTAAAATATCGCGTTAATTGATTGATTTATGGTATTAACTTTGCAAGGTATATCTGGCAGAATGCCAAAAAACCGCTTGCACGCCGTGAACGTGCTGCCGGACTGGATACCGGGAAGCGGTAAAAAATCAATCAGTTATACCTAAATATTCCATAGTTTTTTTATCAATCTCTTTCCCGGTAATAGTTGGGGAATAAATACTTTCTAAAAATTCTATGTAATTGTCTAGCTCATCAACAGAAAGTGTTATTAATTTATTAAATATTTTATCACTCATGTTTTTATCTTTCTCCCCTTCACCCTGGGAGCCAGGATATAAAAAAGACTTTCCCTATTATTTAAAAGTCATTTTTGTAACGCCCGGAAGACTGCGGAAAAATTCCCGGCGGTCGTAATCATCATTAATCTTAAATTGTATGTCGCTTGTGGGGATGATCTCGCTCCCGATAAGCTCCATACAGGAGAGTTGTAAACAGCCCTCTTTTTTTGTTGATCTGTGCAGTGCGTACCGCATTACAGACTTTTTACCGTCCAGGCGCTTTACTGGGGACATATCCCAATACACTAATTTGATAACGCCGACAGCAACAGCCGTGAAGATTTCCATTGCTTCCTTTTCAGCTTTTCTGTTGATTGTATCAACTGTGGAGAAATCGCCGCTTTTTATGGCGGCGATTGTCTGTGCTTGCGTGGCTTTCTTGATTGTTACCATTTTAAAGCCCTCCATAAGTTTTATTTGTTTTGTAACATTTATTCCAAAATTCAACGACTTTTTCCGCTTCTTTTTTTGTGCTGCAAATATTCGCGGAAGTAATGCCGGGTATTTGCAAGGAAAATAATAAATTGTCAGAGCTTGAGACCCGAAGAACAGAAGCAAAATTTTTATTGTCTGTGCGTGTTGAAATTGCTATGTAATGATATTTCATGCTTTAGGCCTCCATTTCTTTATGTGCTTCGTCAAAATCTTCTTCGAGATCGTCCAGTACTTCAGAAATTGCGAACCCTAATAAGTAACAACGGATTGTTACGTCTGCCCATTCTGCGCCCTTTTCAATAACGTTTATGTTATTCTGTCCGAACTCGTCAAGAGCTTCTTCGAGCAGGCCCCAGTTGTGCGCTATGCTTTCTTCTGCCTTGTAAGCATTGCAATAGTAAGAGCCGCTTGCATTGCCTGTTACGCTGTCTTCTGTCCAAAGTTCATCATTCAATTTTTCTTTCAGTTCTTCCAGGCTGTCAAAGTCTGTAAAATTAATTTCACTATCAATATAATTTTTAACGTCTTCTTTTACTGCTTCCAGATAATTGTATTTTGTCATTGTTTTTTACCATCGCCCCTGTTATAATGGGGTTGCCTTTCTTTTTTAGTTTGGCGCCCGGTTTGGTTTGGAAGATCGCCGGGCTTTTTTTATTTTGTCTAGGAACTAGAATTTTTCAATTAATCGGATTCGGTTCCTTATGTCCTCATTGTGTTGAGTGGTTCTGGCAGTTCCGGTTGTTTGTTTCTTGTGTTCTCTGTTGATGGTTATATAATATCACTAATTTTAGGGAAAGTCAATACATGAATCACAAAAATAAGTGAAAATTTTTCTTGACATTTAGATCGCAAAAAGTTACATTATATATAGAAATAAAACAGGAGGAAAGAAAAATGCTAGAGTATAAAATCGACGTAATAAAAGAACTTTCAAATATTGGTATAAATACAACAGTTGCAAAAAATACCGGGATTTTTGGACAGGCTACAATGAAAAAATTTAGGGATAGAGATACTAATATATCTCTTAATAACCTTAATCGGCTTTGCGCAGTTCTGGAGATGCAGCCAAGAGACATTTTGAAATATGTAGAAACAGAAAAAGATAGATCAGATTATATAAATATAATTCACAAAAAAGAGTGATAAATACATTGACAAATCACAAAATATAGTGATATAATAAAGACAGTTAAAGAAAAACAACCACACAGCCCCAGGAGGGCGGACAGGAGGGAAAATATGAAAATAAATGAAATGCGCGGAAATCAATTCCTTCCGGGAAACTGTATTTACAGACCGGAGAATTACCCGGAGGACTGGCGGGAACGACTGGAAGCTGGTGAAGCTATCAGCTACGAAGAGGACGGCAAGCAGTGTCAAATATGGTTAGAGGAAGAAGAGGAAGAATAAAAATAAAGCCCTAGGAAATTAATCCCGGGGCTTTTAAAATACTTATTTATGGCGGCTATGGACAGAGTACAGACCGCCGCCGAGCCTGTTAATATTTAAATAACACAGCTTCGCCCAGGTTGTCAAGAAAAATATTTTTTAAAATACTGCTTGACATTTTTCTAAAACTTCTTTAGGCTATCAGATAACGAGAGCTGACGGAACTCAGGAAGGGCAGAGGCTGAAAGTACACAGAATCGTTAATTAAATAACACGCATAACAAGCCAGATCACGCCGGATAGAAACTCCTGGAAGGTCTGGCTTTTATTATGCAAATCTACGAAAATGTAGCCGCCATTATATTATATATAATTATATAATTATTCTCTGCCCTTCCTAGATTCCTAAAGCTGGAGTTTATTAAAAGATATGCTATACAGTACCGTATAATAATATATAAGATATAACTACAAATAAAGATTATAATATAATAACCCAATTATTATTTATTAATTATTAACAAAATATATGGTTTTATTTTATGCAAAATTAAATTTGACAAGATATTAAAAACTGTGCTAAGGTATCAGCAACAAAGAAAACAGAATATTTTTTTAATTTGAGTTTTAGAGAATGTACCCGAACACCCGGAAACCTTCCGGGAATAAGCTTTACCCGGTGACATTCTCTTTTTTATTTGTAAATTAACGTGTTAAAGTGAGGTGATAACATGAAAGATAATACAGTAAATGTACAAGACGTAGATATCTATTTAGATAATATTAATATATATGCTGATGAATATATAAATACTGTATTATGTATATCACCAGATAACGAAAACTATAAGAAAGAAGTATCAGATAGCTTTGTAGATATGATTTTTTATATTGCAGATCATATACAAAAGCCAAGTAATGATGATATAGAGCTATTAGATAAAATGTTTAATACTTATGTGAGATTATGCAGTAAATATCATGTATTGCCAACATTAGAAGTATTTAGCTTTTTAGTTGGGATTAATCGTACAACGTTTACTGACTGGATGAATGGAGTGTATAGAACAAACTCATCACATGGTGACACGGCTAAAAAATGGTTTGATATTTGCAAAAATTGTGCAATTAATAGACTGCATAACCAAACCGGAACAAATGCGAATTTGATATTTGTTGCAAAAGCCGCCTACGGAATGGCAGAAACTGCACCGGTGCAAGCTACACAACAGTATGGCGTACCACAGCAGACCGCGCAGCAGATCGCAGAGAAGCACAAAGCCGCTTTACAGCTTCCAGAGATGGAAAAGCCGGAGCTTTAAAGTCTGGAAGAGTACAGAATCGGTAAAAATGTACATGGTGGACGGACAAAAGGCGGTAAATGCACGGAATTGTGCATAATGTACAGGAATGATGGTTGTAATTGTGCAGGATGTATAGCGATCTATAAAGAAAACGAGAGTTTGTCGTATAGATACATATGTTCGGACACAGAAAAGCCATATTTTCCTTTGATTACCGCCGAAGGCCTACGACAAACAGCGACCAGGCAAGGGCAGCGGTTCCCATGGGGCGGCGGGCTGACTTGCCAGCGTCCGCACTGGATGACCGGGAGGGGGTTATATATAGACCTCTGGCCAGCGTAGTCAGTAACTCAAGCAAAGAACCTATTGTATTTTGTCCTACATATATAAGGAATGATTATATGGCAAAAGGAAGACCAACAACAGACCCAAAGGGAGATTCAATAAGAATCAGAATTAACGATGACATGAGAAAACGCCTTGAAAAGAAATCATTTCAGACAGGTCAAAGTATTTCTCAGATCATACGCAATTTAATAACGGAAAACTTGAGTTAAAAATTTTCCAAAAAACAAAAAAGAGTTCCCTATGGCAGAGATAGTGATTGCAACACGAAAGCAGTAAGCCTTAACTGTTTCTCTGCCAATACAAAATAAGGCAATACCAAGAAAGGCAGGTACAACAAATGAATGATATGATGATTTTTAGCAATCCAGAATTTGGAAGTGTAAGAACCGTAACGATAAATGGGAAAATTTATTTTTCTGGAACCGATGTAGCGAAAGCATTAGGCTATTCAAAACCTCAAGATGCAGTTTCAAGACATTGTAGGCACTCCGTGAAACATGGAGGGGTCTCAGAAACAACTAATCAGCACGGAACCACAACAAAGCAAAATGTTATGATGACTTTCATACCAGAAGGAGATGTGTACAGGCTTATCATGAAGAGCCAGTTAGAGTCAGCAGAACGTTTTGAAGAGTGGGTAATGGAAGAAGTTCTTCCAAGTATAGCGAGAACTGGGAAATACGAGGTCTCCACAAAACAGGATTCCTACCAAATCGAAGATCCAATAGAACGTGCTAAGCGGTGGATTGAGGAACAGCAAGAGAAACAACAGCTTGAAACTAAGGTAAAAGAACAGAAACCGAAAGCTGACTATTTTGATAGTCTGGTAGACAATAGACTTCTTACAACTTTTCGAGATACAGCAAAGGAATTTCACATTCCCCCTAAAGCGTTTACTAAGTGGCTTGCGGAAAACGGTTATATTTACCGTGATAGGCACAATATTATCAAGCCTTATGAATCGTATAGGAAAGCTGGACTTTTTCAGATGAAAGATTTTTCAACACCATTTGGATATTCCAATGTTCAGACATACATAACCGTAAAAGGAAAAGAGACATTCAGACTGTTATTGCAAGGGCAAGGAGTGATTAAGTCATGAAACCAAACTCACAATCCGAATCCATCCGCATCCGATTTTCCGAAAAACAGAAAAAAAGGCTCCTGGAAGAGAAGAACCGGACGGACAGGAGTGTATCGGATATTGTAAGACAAGCAGTTGATGAATATTTCGGGAGGAAAAGACGTGCTTAAATTTTTCTCAAAAAATAAAAAAGACGTTTCAGTTCCAGAAGAATACGAAAAGAAATTCCCAAATGCAGATACCAAACGCATAAGGAAAGACAATATAGTTGTTCATTCGAGTGGAATATGTGCAGATGGGAAATTTTACAACACAGAAAATGCAGAAAAGATATTTACCGATAATATTGACTGCGACCATTACGGATATACATGTTATTCAGAAAAGACTTATTTTTTAACAGCAAAGGGAAATTGGTTTTCAGCATTTACAGTTATTAATGGCTATAGAGAAGAGAACCAAGAAGAAAATACAATAACAACGTGGGTACATATTGCTTATGGCTCTTTGCAAGTTGAAGACAAAGAAAATATAAAAATATTATTGGGAAGGAAAGACATTGACCTTTACAAGAAATATTTCGGGGAGGTGGAAGAAGGATGATGAATTATTTTTTATACAGTATTGGGAATGATGTCCGTTCATGTGAAAAAGAAGAGTATATTCCAAGAGATGCTACTGGAATACTTAAAGTACAAAACGGAGAAGTATTTTCAAAGGAAAACGGAGAATGGAAAAAGTCATCCATTCTATACGCACCAATAAGTGATAACAAGGATAGTCTTCCCGAATCTCCCATTGATGTAGCCTCTATGCTTATCAATGCCACAGTAACTAACGAACTACCGACTGAGAAAATTCCACTGTCTTCATTATTGGAGCAGAAAACATGGGAAATTCCAAAATACAACATTCTACAGTTGGAAGAGATTGCGAAACACCTCCTTCTCTACTGTGAAACTAAAAGAAAGGGGCGCGAAGATGTCTTTAGTAAAAATCACAAACCCCAACCCCAATGATTGGCTCGGCACAAAATATTTCATTGATGGAAATGAAGTTCCGAGAGTAAGATCAATAAATTTCCATACCGCAGTAGATGAAATTCCAGTATTTGAGTTTGAAATGATGGCTGTCCCAGACATTGAAATGGAATGCTTGGCACAAATCGGTGTCACTTCTCAATCAATTACTGACGCAATTTCAGTTTTAAGGCACGAACTGCTACAACACGGAGAAATTTACAATGGATTCAAAGCAAGCCTAAAATCGGCTTTAGAATCCTACAATTACTGTGGAATGCCATTTGAGTCAGAAGAAGAGATTGCAGAAAAGATTTTGAATTTCTTAATTGGGGAGGAAAAAGGAAATGAATGCACTTAATGTAATCGGAACAGCTGTAAATCTTGCATTTTTCGTTCTGGTTCTTGCTGGAACTTTAGCCATACTGGACGAAGAAGGAAAGACAAACGTAATACAGATTTTATTCTGCATTTGTTTAGAAATATGTTTCGCACTTAATATTTTTTTAATCTGCACGAGGTGACAAATGTATTTACCGATTCCAATTGGAATTATCCCGATTGAGTTAATCGAAAGGGTTAAATTCATAAAAGCGCCGCTTCGACTTAATCCATGTAGGTTCGGGAAAGCCTATGAAAGTGATAAGTCGAGGCATCCAGAGTAGCGTAAGCTCTTATTAATGAATAAGCCAGGAATTATTAAATATTTTGAAAAGAAAATTCCTATCCTGGAAAAGAGTAATCGGTAAGAGCGGAAAATTTATATACTTGTTTAGCTTAATATCACGACTTCCCCGGTCTTAATGGTGCGCCGGGGTTGATGGGCTATTGCCAAGCGGAAAGGCACAGCACTTTGACTGCTGTATTCGCTGGTTCGAATCCAGCTAGCCCAGTTTGCGGTTTTGTTAATTCCGCAAGTGTTCTTTTTGAAACACTTTTTACTCCGGTCTTCTAGCCCAACGGGGCTGATTAAAGGGGCTTCAAATGTCCCGGAAGACTTTCTGAAATCCAAAAGCGTTTCAGAAAACCTTTGTTGCGGTTGGTGGTCAAGAACTGCAACAGTGCCGGATTGTTTGTCATGGCGGTCAAATAATTCGGTATCTTAGGAAGCTTAGTTCAGCGGTAAGAGCAACGGCCTCATAAGCCGTAAGTCCTGGGTTCGAATCCCAGAGCTTCCATTTCTTCTAAATGCCATTCATCCGTAATATGGGTGGAAAAAACTTCCAGTTGAGTGTGTGGATTAGGTAAATTTATGTGCGATACGGCGTAGCTTAAATGGATCTGATTTCCCGGCTGGTATGTCTCGGAGTTAAAAACATTAACGCAGCGCACGTTAATAAAAGGAGTTTTCAAGAGATACCGTCCAAAGACGCATAAAAATATCCAGTGAATCTACAGCGCTAAAATTTGTAGATAGTGGAAAGCATAACACGATAAACCTATTGCTAACCCGGTTCTTCCGGGTTCTGGGAGAATATACCGTAGGGGTAGCGGGACTGGCTGTAAACCAGTTGCTTAACGGCTCGGGTGGTTCAACTCCATCTTCTCCCATTAATAAAATTTAGGAGGGAAATATGACAGGCAGTGAATATCAGAAATTAGCAATGAGAACAAATGATGGTAAATGTAGCGAAAGGCTTTACAAGAAACTGTTCACTAGGAAAGCTGAGGGTTTTCATATAACAAAAGACTTAAATGATATGGGTAGCGTTATGAATGGTTGTTTAGGTTTGGCAGGAGAAACAGGAGAAGTTCTGGACATGGTTAAGAAATGGGTATTCCATGAAAAAGAACTGGATAAAGAGCATTTAAAGAAAGAAATCGGAGATGTAATGTGGTATGTGGCTATGTTATGTGAGAGCTTTGGTTTTGATCTTGATGAAATCTTACAGATGAACGTAGACAAGCTCATGGCAAGATATCCAGAAGGTTTCGATACTGATAAGGCAAATAACAGAAATCCCGGAGATATTTAATTTAAACGTGAAAATCATCCCAATTTTTAAAATAATTGACTGTTATAGGCGGTAAATATGGTGCATTGCTGTAATGGTATCAGAGTAGGTTGCTAACCTATCCAACAGAAATGTTGTACACGTTCGAATCGTGTATGCACCGTTCCGTATAGTGGCGGAATACGTAGACGCTATTGTGGTAGCATAGGTTTGAACCCACAACTTAGGTGACCTTAGCCGGCAGCATGAGAGCAAAAGGGTGGAAATCCCCTCCTATACGGACGTTTGGCGTGTTGAGTGATAGCATACTTGATTGAAAAGTTGCGGAACTATTGACGGTGATGAATCCGATACAATAGAAAGGCAGACGCAGAGGATAGTACATCGTAATGGGTGAGTATGTGTCTTTGGACATGGGGTGTACATGGAGGTTCGAATCTTCCCTTTTCAACTTCATCTACTATGAGTATATAGAAAATGTAGCTCAGTTGGAAGAGTGCACAACAAAAGTGAGGTCGGTGGTTCAAGTCCACCCATTTTCTATCTGGCAAATTGCCATTGCCAGAAGTTGCATTTTCCCCCTAAAGTTCCAGTGTTTCTCGTTGGGAGATTTATGCCGTTCAAGTCGGCACACTGGATTTTTTTAACAAGAGGTAATTTATGAACGAAAAATGTTGTAAGAATTGCAGAAAACATGATGACTTCACATGGGTTTGCTTCAATGGTGATAGCAAATATTGCGCAGACTTTACGGAACCAGAGTGCTGTTGCGAGTTTTGTGAGGGAAAAGACGACGGAAAACAAGGAGGCATAGTACCGATGAGTGAACTTTCTGAACTTATAAATAGAGGTGGTTTAATCGATGATTTTAAGATAGAAAAATCCAAAGATGAACCACCTACACAACCAATAAAGTTAGCTGATTGGCTGATTGACAGAGAATTGAAAGATGGAATTCGTCTGTATGGGAAAAATGGTCTTAGAAAAATTGCAAATTATTTATTAAATTACTGTGGTGATGAAAATGATTGAAGTATGTGGTAAAGAAATAAAAGATGAATGCTCACACTGCGGAAATATTCTTGAATGTGAGTTATTCCGGCAAGGGCATGGAATAAAACAGGAACGTGAAAATGTAGCAAAGATGATTGAATGCCAAATGAAGCATAGGGAGGAAAGAGAGAAATGATTAAAAAAATTTCTAATTTCTGGATCAAAAGAAAAACGGATAATCTTACGAAAATTCCTTTATTCATAATGATGTTTAATTGGAGAAAATTTCAGAAAGATGGGAAAGAGGGAAGCTGCTTGCTATATGCGCTTCACCCAGATATTGCAAAGGATGCATTTTTGAGAGAAAAGTTGCAAGAGTGCGTAGATTATATCCGTGACAACTACGATATGGAAACATTTACTAAGATTTGAGGAGAATGCCATGAGAATTGAAGATTTAAAGAATTGGACAGTAGATCAGCTTAAAGAAGAGGCTGTTCGGTTGTCTGAAGAATGTGAGAAGAAACAACATGAAATTTTAGACAAAAATAATAAAATAAATGAGCTTCAGGCTGAACTGGATAAAATGTGCGATTACAACAATAACTTAAAAAGACAGGCGAGCGAAAAGGCAGATATGTCATCTTATGATAATGTAGAAATCACAAAATATCTCAGACAGCATCCAGATGATTGCATTACAATCAATCAACTTCAGACCGCATTGGATGTTATAGTAGACAGATACGCTAATTTAAGGAAAAACAAAGGAATGTGCTGATATGGGTGAAAAGGAAGAATTAAAGCATTTCTTTACATGTAATGGTGGAGTGATTGAAGAAATACCAGAGATTTTAATTTCGGATGATACTGTTATCGAAGATGGTATTCTTCACAGAAATGAGGACGGTACACTTTGTAGCATAGGCAAGCCGTTAAGTATTGAATTTGAATGTAAATTAAGTGATGAACTATTTTGGACACTAGTTGCCCCAAATCGAATAAACCAGAACAATTTCCGTAAAATACATGGGATTCCGAAGCGGAGGAAAATTAATGGATCAAGAAAAAATAAGCATTGAAGAAGCCATGAAAATTGGTTTTAAGAAAATACCAAATAACTGCTTAAAAATGAATAAAAATCCAAAATTTAGACAAATTGCTGGAAGAAAAGGGAAACGGAAATTTGATAATGTTTTTAAATCTGTTGTGCGGCGAATGATAAAAAGGGCAGCCAAAGAGGGAAGACCAATAAAGCATAAAAGAAATAGAAAGGTAAATAAATGAGCATTAAATCGGCATTAGAATCCGAAGGGATAGATTTTTCTGAATACATGAATCCACCCGAACCGTGGAATGGACAGGCATTAATACGGAATATCAATGGAACGAAATACGCCTGTTGCCCTTTTTGCCAAAAGAAAGCACTTCTGATTAGCCCAAACACGAAGATTCAGCACTTGAAGTTAAAATGCAAGGGTAGCAACTGTAAGAAAGAGTTCGAGGTGAATGTATGAACACAAAACGGATTAAATGTATTTTGACAGGTGGATGCAAGTTCAAAAGTTCGGATACAGAATCGAAATGCAATGATAAAGAAAAGACTTGCACCATTACAGAAACTTGCTACAAATGTGGGAAGAAGTACACTGCCGTATTTACCTACAAACAATTAGGGATTCCAGTGAGGTGAATGTATGAATTGGTTTAAAGAAAAATGTTCCCACCTATATGAGGAAATTGGGAAATGCTATGACAGAATAGATTACGGAAATGGTACTCATATAAATGCTTATATTGTAAAAAAATGCAAAATATGCGGAAATATTACAGCCAAGACTGTATATTCAAATGAATTTACAAGGTATACATCTCCTGTAAGAGTTGATGATTGTGTAAAAAAACTGATAGCTAAAGGATATGTTGACAAGGTTGATTTCTTTTTGGAACACGAAAATGATAATATACCGTGGAAATAAATGGAGGTCTATTGAGTGAAGAAGGCAAGAAAAATATGTTGGATAATTGCGAATTTTATTATATTCAAGTGGGTAGCAGATTATTTGATAGCCACAATTCAAATAATGGTTGAAAATCATTGGGGATTTTCGGCAGTACCATTACTGTTTATGGCAGTATTCGCAGAGTGGAAAGTAATTGAAAATATTTTTTCGGAATTAAAAAGATGATTTTATCAAGTGAGGATATGTATGACAAAACAAGAAGCTGTAGTAATTGAAACCTATACAGGAATTTGTATGCTTACAGGGGATGACCGAAAACTTGCATACGAATACGCAGAAAAACTTTTAGGTCATCCGATATATACACATGAATTTCCAAAATATGCTGACAAGCTGAAAGAACTTAGTAAGTCAGATTTTATTGAAATTTGCAGAAAGTTAAGTGATTAAATTGTATGGTTCAAATTAAGAAACATTCCGTGTATACATCCATAACCAGATGGATTAGAAAATTGTAGATATTGTGAAAAATATAGTTTTGAAAAATATTTAGAATACAAAAAACAAAAAGAAAAGTCAAGAGAGCCACATGAGAGCCAGACTAAATCCTAAAATGAAAGGAGGTCTGGCTTTTTTTATGCAAAAATTCACAGAAGGTTCGCTTGAATGGTATCGGACGGTCCTAAATCAGATTATCAGTAGCGACATGACAATCTATCAAAATCAAAAAGATTGCCTTGATTTGCTCTTAAATATGAATATTGACCTTCCTTTTGACAAGAACCAAGAAGCACGGAAAATGGCTATGAAAGTAAGTCAATACTCACATAACATAGCAGAGAAGTGTGCTGCATTAACTGGTAGTGGTGACTTTGACGATATCTACTGGCAGTATTTGCTGATGGAAGCGCCACATTTATTTGAAAGTTACTTGCTTTATATGGAGAAAAATAGACCGGACAGCAAGAAATTTTATATTCCACGAAAAAAAACACTACATGTAGTAGCCAAAGACCTACAAGATTTGGAAGAAAGAAAGATAGAGTTTTACGGCTTATCACTTCCGAGCCGTGTTGGAAAATCTACTATGTGTATTTTCTTTATGTCATGGATAATGGGAAAAAGACCGAATAGCCATAGTGCAATGGGCGGTCATTCTGGAAAACTGGCAAAAGGATTTTACGGAGAACTTCTTAATCTCATTAATACACAGGAATACAACTACAGTGAAATTTTTCCACAGTCGAAACTTCAAAAACAGAGTGCTGATGATTTTGAAATAAACCTGGACAAACCAGACCGATTTGCAACAATGACTTGCCGTGGTATTGAAGGTACTTGGACAGGTGCCGTTGATATTTCTTCTGATGGGTATTTGTACGTGGATGACCTTGTAAGAGATAGGCAACATTCATTAAGCCCTACCCGATTGGAAAATACATATCAAGAATATCTGAACAAGATGGTTGACCGTAAGATTGATGGTGCAAGAGAACTTATGGTTGGAACCAGATGGAATTTATATGACCCTCTTGGAAAAATCGAGAAGCTAAATCGGGATAATCCAATGTATCGGTTTAGAAAAATTCCAGCTTTGAATGATGATGGTGAATCCAATTTCGATTATGAGTATGGTGTTGGATTTTCAACAAAATATTATGTTGATATGAAAGCTAGGCTAGACGCTAACGAATGGGAAGCCAAATATCAGCAAAAGCCCTTCTTGCGTGAAGGAATTGTGTTTGCAGCTGATGAATTGAGATATTATAACGGCGTTCTACCAGAAGGTGGATTTGTTAAAAATGTTTCTGCTTGCGATGTTGCGTGGGGTGGTGGCGATAGCTTATCAATGCCAGTGGGTGCAGAATACGAAAATGGAGATGTATATATTTATGATTGGATTTTTAGCACAGCACCAAAAGAAGGAACATTGCCATTAGTTGTTGGAAGAATCATGGGAAATAATATTCAATCCATCAATTTTGAAGCAAATAATGGTGGAGATATGTATGCCTATTATGTAAATGAACGCTTGAAAGAACATAAATACGCTTGCAGCACGACAAGTACAAAAGCACCTTCAAAACAAGCAAAAAAAGAAAAAATAAATCAATATTCCGGTGATGTTAAGCAAAATTTTATATTTTTGGCTCCGAAATATCAAGATAAACAGTATCAAAAGGCTATGGATGAATTAACTACATTCGTCTATATTGGTGATAATGAACATGATGACGCTGCCGATGGAGTTACGCAGCTTGCAATAACGCTTGCCGGCAAAAGATTTGCAGAAGTAAAAGCAACCAAAAATTTTATGTGGGGAAGGAGATAGAGTATGATGACTACAGCTCAATATTTACGACAAATTGAAAATTATGATAACAGAATCAAAAATAAGCTTATTGAAGAAGAACAGCTCAGTTCTCTTTCCACAAGTGTATCTGCAATCCCTGTTGGAGAAAAGGTGCAAACTTCTGTAAAACGTGATCCGATGGGAGATATGGTTGCAAAGATATTTGATCTGCGAGAAGAGATTTCAAAAATGATATCCGAATTTTTACAAAAAAGACAAGAAATAGTTCGAACTATAGAACAGGTTGAAGACCCGTTGCTATACGACATACTATTTAAGCATTATGTTGAGTACAAATCTTTGGTTCGCATTGCAGATGAGATGGGTTATTCAGAGATTCACATTAAAAAAAAGCATTTAAAAGCCATAGCAGAAATAAAAAAGATAAAAGGTTTTGAAAGATGATACCGAAGTATACTGAAAGATACTTTTAATATGTGTAGAATATAAAGTAGAGCATTGGATTAAAACATCCAGTGCTTTTTATTTTGTAGAAAGGATGGTTCGGCTTTGAGAAATACAATGAATTTTGTAGATTTATGCCGAGGTGAGTTCGGGCGAAAAGTAGCCTACACAGGTGTTGACCGAATCACTCCACAAAATGTAGTAAAAGTAGTATCAGATACAATTGGCATACATAATAGAAACCGAACATTGATTGATTACTTGTATCGGTACATGAAAGGCGATCAGCCAATATTGTACCGAAATAAAATAGTCCGTCCAGAAGTTAATAACAGAGTGGTAGAAAATCACGCATTTGAAACTGTAAAATTTAAAGCTGGGCAGATTTGCGGGGAACCAATCCAATATGTATGCAAAAAGAAAAATGCAGACAAAAAAATAAATGAGCAAGTTGACCTTCTGAATGATTATCTGGATGAAGCCAATGCAGATGCAAGAAACATCCAAAGGGCAATATACCAAAGTGCAACAGGAACTTCTTATAAGGCCATACTGAAAGAAGAGGATTGGACAAAAAACGGAGATCTACCGCCGTTTAGAATCTTCATTCCGTACCCAGGCGATTGTTACATTGTATATTCGCAGAGAAACGGAAAACCAATGCTGTCTGTGCAGATTTTAAAGGATGAAGATGAGCAACAATACTACTTATGCTATTCAAAGAACCAGTTTTTCAAAATCAAGAATGGAAAAGTAACCGAATATGGCATCAACGGTTTTGGCGGGATTCCTATTGTTGAATGCCCGAATAATCATGACAGGCTTTCGGACGTTGAAATTGCAATCACATTATTTGATGCAATCAACAAATACCAGTCTGATAGATTAAATGGCGTGGAACAGTTTGTGCAAGCCTTTATGAAGTTCAAGAACTGCGAGGTAGATGAAAACGAGTTTTTGAAAATGGTAAAACTTGGTGCCATCTCTGTAAAAGATACTGGAAATGGCTGTCAGTCAGATGTTGAACTGATGACCGCTGAACTGAATCAATCAGAGAGCCAGGTTGCAAAGGACGATATCTACAATAATATGCTGATTGTGGAAGCAATGCCAAACCGCCAAAGCAATAGCGGAGGAGATACAGGAAATGCCGTATACCTTCGCAATGGATGGGATTTTGCAGAGAGAGATGCAAAATTGGTAGAAGCATTCACCAAGGAAGCTGAAAAGGAATCTGCCAGAATTATTCTGAATATTATCCGTGGCACATCAAATGATGTTAATATCTCAACCAGAGATTTTGATGTAAAGATAACCAGAAACCCAACAGACAATATGCTTGTAAAAGCACAGGCACTTGATTATCTGTTTAAAAATAAAATTCATCCGCTTATTGCACTGATTACTTGCGGTTTATTTAGTGATCCGCAGAAAGTCTACGAAATGAGTTTACCGTATCTGGGAACTATTTACCCGGAACTGGCAGACCCGGAAGCGGAAATGCAGAAAGCACAGCAATTACTTGACGGAAAGTTTCAAAATCCGTCCAAAACAGAACCAATGGCAAATTCTCCATCTAACGAAGAATGAACCAAATTTCGATTATTTAAGGAGTTTTAGAGAAATCTAAGGCTTCTTTTTTAATACCCAAAATCAAATAAATTGCAACAGCCCGTGAGCGTAAATCGGGTACAGACCATGTGCGGAGCGAACCGTGTTGAAAAAGCGTATTGGACTGGAAGAAAGGAGATTTCAATGACAAGAGAACAGGCAAAACAGGCACTTATCGGTATGGGAGTTGCAGAACCTTCCGAGGAACAGGTTTCTAAGCTTCTTGATTCTATTTCTGCTGAAACTAAGAAAGAGAAAGACAAAAATGTTTCTCTGAAGGAAAAAGCTGAAAAAGCAGATTCCCTGGAAAAAGAGTTGGAAGAGTTGAAAAAGCAGAACATGACCGAAGCAGAACGGCTAGAAGCTGAACGCAAGAAAGAAAAGGAAGCAGTGGATAAGGAGTTAGCTGATTTGAAAGCTGCGCTTGCAGAATCCAACAAAAAAGCCCTTACCAGTGAAATTACTTCTATGTTCGCAAATGCAGGACTTTCAACCGAAACATACGCGAGTGCTATTAAAGCATACGCATCTGCACCGTATGAGAAACCAGAAGATGCAATGAAAGAAGTCGAAACTTTTGTTAAGGGAGTTTCCGAAGCAAATAAAACAGCACTTGATACCGCAAAAGCAGCTTGGGAGAAAGAAGCATTGGAAAATACTCCTAATCCAGGAGGCGGTAGTGGTGGCAAAGCTACAGTAAAAAGCGATGCTGCTGAATTTGCAAAAGCTTACTCAGCAAAAATGAACCAGGAAACTAAATCAGCGGACGATAACGCCCCTGTAAATATTTAAGTAAAGGAGATATAAATAATGGCTTTTATGAAAACAGAGCAGTATGAGTCCACTCCAAATATTCTCGAATCCGAGGTCGGACTTGTACTTAAAACCTACACAGCAGACCAGACAAATGCTAAAACAGTTGGAACTAAGAAAATTATTAAAGCAGGTTCCGTATATCCAACAAATGCGACAGGCGCAATCGGCATTGTATTTGAAGATGTTGATATGACAGATGATACCAAGAGACCAATTTCCGTGATTGTCGCAGGCCGTGTTCTCGAAAAGAGACTTCCAGTAACAGTTGACACTACTGCAAAAACAGAGCTTGAAAAAACCGGAATTGTTTTTGTAGTCACAGAAGACCCAGTATTTTAAGGAGGTATGACAAATGCCATTTAATGTATTAGAAACAATCACAGAGGAAGAGAGACTTAATTTCTCCCAGAGTTTTGATGTAAAAAGACCTGGCATCCTCGGTACTATTTTCCCGGATACAAAAACCCAGTATCTGAAAGCAGAGTATTACAGACTTATGGCTGGACAGCGACTGCCAGAGGTAGCTTTTGTTCACGCACTTGATACCGAAGCAGAAATCGGTTCCAGACCTGGCTTTGAAAAGGTATTGACCGAGAAACTTTTCATCAAGAGAAAAATCAATCAGTCTGAGCGATTACAGCAAGCAATCGAAAATGGTGTTCCAGATGACAATAATCTCAAAAAATTTGTATTTGACGATGCAGCCAATCTTTTTGAGGGCGTAGTCGCAAGGGCGAATGTAATGAAAGGCCAGTTCCTTTCCACTGGTATTGTAAAAATTAAGGAAAATCATGTGGATATGAGCATTGATTACGGCGTTACATCTGATGCAAAAGTAACACTTACTGATTGGTCTAAGCCAGACGCAGATATCATGGGCGATATCTCAAAGATGGTAGCCATTGCAGAAGATAACGGATATGTGGTAAACAAAGCTCTTACTTCTCTCAAGATGATTAATTACATGCGGAACAATACTGCAATGCAGACCGCAGTTCTTGGAGCTGCAAACAAACGTCTTCTGACAAAACAGGAGCTTACAAATCTGCTTATGCAGGAGTACGGATTCACAATTGATCGTTGTGATGAAAAATATCGTTACAGAAAAGCAGACGGAACTTTGAAAACAGGAAGATACTTCAAAGAAGATGTGTTTACTTTGTATGAAGCAAATGCGAATGGTTCCTTTGGTTCCGGTCTTTGGGGCGTAACTCCAGAAGAGCTTGAATACAGACAGTTTATCCAGGAAGAGAATCGTTCCTTTGTTACTCTTTCCATGTGGGCTACACCAGACCCAGTTGCAGTATGGACAAAAGCATCCGGTATGTTCGTTCCGGTCGCACCGAAAGCCAACGGCGGTATCGTAATCGGTACCAAAGCGGGGGAATAACCGGGCATAGTCTCGATGAAAACAGCCAGTCACCATCTGTAGCAAGTGTGAATGATACATCAACACACAAGTATACAGAAAGCGAGTTGTCTAATATGACTGTATCTCAGTTAAGACAACTTGCAAGTGACAACGGCTATGCCCTGACAGCAACGAATAAGGCTGGAATAATATCAGAGATTTTATCTCAGCAAGGATAGGTGACTTAAATGGACGAACGGCTTATAGAGGATTTGACAAATTATCTTGAAGATGATACAGAAACTGCGAGGATGATTCCTCTTTCAGTAAAGAGGGCTATTCGTTCATTTAAGAAGAAAAGGAATTATCCTTCATCTTACAGTGATGAGAAAATAAATTCCGATATGGAGAAATGCTATGACTGCATATTTGATTTGGCTCTTTTCTTTCTAGTAAAGCAGGGAGCTGAGTTTCAAGGATCACATTCCGAATCCTCTGTGAATAGAAGCTGGGATTCCGAAACTGAAATCTATGTAAATCATGGAGTTTTTCCATTTATCGGATTCTAAGATGGTGTGTGCGTGATACGTCAATCCTCCCACGTATCGCAGGGGTGCTTCAAATTAGGTGGGTAGAAGCAATATCTTAAAAATGGGAGTGATGGAAAGGAATAGCGATGGGATGTGAACACGAGTGCGTCAACGAACACCGCTTAAAAGAATTGGAAAGTGCCGTCCATGAGATGAAAGAAAAGCATTCCAAAAGGGATGGAGTTTTTTTTGAACGTATCAATGCGCTGGAACAGAAAATTGCTTTATACAACAATGACCTGGGACACATTAAGGATACAGTTGACGAAATGAACGACAATTTAAAATCACTCATGGAAAAGCCAGGAAAGTTACAGGACAAAATAATTGCTTATGTCATAACTGGCATAATTGGTATTGTTTTAGGCTTTGCCCTAAAAGGCATTTTCCCGGTGTAAATATTGATTCCACTAACAGGGAGGACAGTGGAATGGATGATTATAAAGACTTTTCAGAAGATGAAAGAATCTTCTATTTGCGTGAAGCTGGATTTGATTCCAGAGAAAAGGAGTTATTCCGATTGCGTGTTTATGAAGAAAAAACGCTTGCAGAAGCTTCAGAAATCATGGGGTACAGCACGAGAACCGTAGACCGCATAAACAGAAAATTAAAGAAGAAAATTATGAAAGTTGCCCCGATGTATTGTCGGGGCTTTTCTTTGTATTCATAAAATGTGGCGTATTTATGGCGTTATCATGGCGTGTTAATCAACCTCTTATTATTGTAAAATATAGTTATAAAAACAAGGGAGGTTTGAGATATGCAGTATGGTAATCCGTATTTTGCGCAACCATTTCAACAAATACAGCCGTATCAAGATAGATTAGCACAATTGCAGAATAGTTATCAGCAGGCAATGCCATACGGACAGGCACAGATTCAGCAACCAATACAACAAATGCCACAAGTACCACAAATCCCCATGTTGCAAGGACAGATGGTTGATGGCATTGATACTGTAAAGGCAAAAGACGTAGATATGTCTGGGAACCCTGTCTATTATCCAAAAACTGACGGTACAGAAGTTTACCGAAAACAATTACAGGCAGATGGAAGAAGTAGAATTTTCACTTATAGACTTGTAAATGAAGGAGAACAACCAGAAAGCAATAACACAAATCAAGTTGATATTGTTTCGCTGATTAACCAACTTCGTGATGATGTTCACGCAGAGATTTCTGAAATTAAAGAATTATTGCCAATACAATCTGAACCGCCCAAGACACAGAAGGGAGGTAATCAGAGATGAATTTCAACCCAAATACAATAATGAAACAAAAAATTCAGCAAATGATTTCTCAAAGGTTCGGAAGTGTTGATAACATGATGAACGATATGAGTAAATTTGCTGGAAACAATCCAACATTAAAAAATGCTCTGGATTTGTACAAACATGGTGATACAGAACAGTTGCATCAAGTTCAGCAAAATATATTTAAAGAAAAGAATTTTTCTCCCGAAGGAATTTTAGAAAAATTTTTAGGGATGAAATAACTTCCCCATAATTGGGTGATTCAGAATCGCTACAATTTGGGATGACAGCCGCGGATGTCTCCTATTGTAAATAAAATTTAAGGAGACTAAAAACATGATGAATGGTTCAAATTATAGTCTTAGCGACATTGCAGCCGCTACAGGCTCTAATAACCGTGCAAATGACATGTGGGGCGGCGATGGTTTTTCCCTTATCTGGCTTGTCCTTATTTTCGCAATCTTCGGCTGGGGCGGTTTCGGCGGCTTTGGCGGCTGGGGCGGCAATGGTGGAAACGGTACAAATGGTGCAGGTTTCCAAGGATGGGCTACCAGAGCGGATATCAACGAGGGCTTTGCTCTGAATGATATTCAGAATGGTATCAGAGGTATTCAGCAGGGCATTTGTGATAGCACATATGCGCTTAACAATACCATGCAGAGCGGTTTCAACGGCGTGAACGTCGGAATGCTTCAAGGTTTTAATGGCGTTCAGCAGGCAATCAATGCTGATACTGTAGCTGGTATGCAGAATACCAATGCATTACAGTCTCAGTTAGCAAGTTGTTGCTGCGAGACCAGAGAAGCCATCCAGGGTATCAACTATAACCTGGCTACCAACACTTGTGCATTGC